TTAAAGAAAAACTCGAAGAGTATAAACTCAACGAAGGTAAGTGATAATGTGGGGGATTGGTATACTTGGCTAACACACCTGGTTTGCAACCAGGAGCAAACGGTTCGAATCCGTTATCCTCCACCAAAATATAATATTAGGCCCTATTAGTTTAATGGTAGAACACCTGTTTTGTAATCAGGTGATGGCAGTTCGATTCTGTCATGGGGCACCAAGATAGTCAAAAGATGTTGACAAACATCTTGTATAGTGCTATAATAGTTTTGTTGTCTAGCAATAGACAATCGGCGAAGTGAAAGGTAGATGAGAGAAGACACCACTGTTTGGCTTCATGCCAAATGGAACTTAACTCCAAATACTCTGAAAAAGTATTCGTGTCACGGTGTTCCGGCCCCAAAAGATATTTGTTTATTGATTACCGGAAATATAGTGACCTCTGTGGATTGCATATTGATCATTGTCAACGAAGATTACAACTCTTCATTGTATATTGTCCAGTCTTTTACTTGACCTTTCATGGACCCGTCATTTAACCTAGGAAAAATATGACACAGAGATTAACATCAGAACTAGCAGTAGAACAAATCGGAAATAGATTCGATCTGGTATTGGTGGCTAGCCAACGAGCCCGAGAGTTAAAAAACGGGTCAGCGCCACGAGTAGCCGAAGCAGGAAAAACATTTATTTCTACAGCACTTCGAGAAATCGAAGAAGGCAAGTATACCTTTAAAGATTATTTAAACAAGATTCCAAAAAAACGTAAAGGACAAAGAGATGAATATTTCACTTAGAAAAGCCAGTGCCCTACAAAACAGCATCAATGATGCGATCAAGGGCATTAAAATTGCGACATCGATTGATCTCAATGAATTTCAAGATGTGGCCCAAGAACTAAAGAATGCCAACGATACACTGTTTAACAACGACAGTCGTAGACAACGTCTATTGCTGGCCCTGTATAACATTCGTGGTCTTGTGGGCAGTGCCAACGCACAAAGCGGCATTGATTTAAAATTGGCCACTGCTGCCTTTGTGGACAAACGAATTGGTCAACTTGAAGATCTCGTAGTAGATCCTGTGATTAATCTTGAGGTGATCAACGGAAAGTTGGACAAGATTCGTAACGACAAGAGTGAGACTAGCCGTAGTCGTATCTACGGATTCAGTGACACTGTGTCTACCAACGTGATTGGTCACGAACAGCTAAATGCCATCGGTGCAGAGATTAAAAATCTCAAAAAACAGAAGCAGAAGATCAACGATGAAGTTCTTGAGTTGAATATCAAAACAGAGATTCCACTCAGTGAAGAAGTAGTGGCAACACTACAATCGGAAGGCCTGATCTAACAGACCCCGTCTTACTATTTCTACGTTAACGAAATAGCGTCCCTGTAACGATAGACCAGGGGGTACACTAGGACCTGACCTTACAGTCCCTGTTGGGGGATACTGGAAACTGCCTAGGGTGAGGTTTAACACCTTTCCAGAAGAATAAATGTTATGGACAGAGTAACCGCTCAGTCTAGGGCTCATGTGGTGTGAGTAGCTAGACACTAATTACCGCGGGGTAGGGGAGTCTAGTCGTCCCCGCCAGTCTCATAAGCTGGAGATCGGAGGTGCGAATCCTCCCCCCGCAACCAATATTATGAAATTATTTGAAGCAACAATTAGAGTTAACGGCAAAGAATTTAAGGATCGTGTTGGTGCAGAAACAGCACAAGAAGCAATGAAGCTTCTACAACAACGACATGGTCCTAGAGCAGTGCCCTATGTTCCTCATATGATTCCCAGTTAATTCGGAGTGTGGCGCAGTCTGGTAGCGCACCTGGTTTGGGACCAGGGGGTCCAAGGTTCGAATCCTTGTACTCCGACCAATTTTTATAAAAGGCAACAATGACAAAAGCAGAAAATCAAGCAGCAACTGAAGCGGCACTAGAAGAATTCCTTGCCAAGGGTGGTCAGGTGCAACAACTTAAACCAAATCAAAGTGGTAGAGTTGAGGGGGAATCGTATTCAATGTGGTCTAAGAAAAAGCCTTCAACTTCACCTTTGGCCAACCCTCCAGAAGACGACGAATAAATAGAAATAACAATGCGGGGTTCGTATAGTGGTAATACCTTAGCCTTCCAAGCTAATGCTGACAGTTCGATTCTGTTACCCCGCTCCAAATTATGCACACAGTTATTGACAGAAACTCTACGTTTCAAAAATTTGATTTCAGCTCAATAATCACTGAGCAGGATAATAAAGAAGCCATAGGCATTATTAGAAATATTGTTGCCGAGGGCAATTATTTTAAGAATAGTCCAAAGTATCAAACTCAAGAAAACATATTTGCAAGACCCGAAGCTGTATGGTTAAAGTACCGTATGAGTTTCTTGTTCAGTGTTTTTATGTATCTTGGACGAGAAGTAAAAGTTAATAACATGATGGCTTGGTCATTTATGACCAATCTAGAAGGTGCAGAAGATCGTGAAAAACTTTGGCACGATCATTGGCATCCTACTAATCCAAATGCCAAGATGTTAAGTGGTATATTTTATCTGCATATTCCCGAGGATGTAAAAGACCGTGATTACTGCGGAACTGAAATGGCTCCTAATGGACCCGACGGTGATGGTAAGTTTTTTGTTCGTCCTAGTGATTACAGTTGGTTGTTGTATCCTAGCAATCAATGGCACCGACCGGGTGTAGTTCAAAGTAATGATTATAGATTTATTCTAGCAGTTGACGTGGAATATTTACCGTAATAAAATTGTAACACACTTTTTACATAAAAGAGATAAGTACGCATATAAACTGAAAGAAAAAAATGTTATCCTTTATCACTAATCTCACTGACCCACTCTTAGACTACATCAAGGATGATCCTGTTCGCCCTGAGTTGCCTAAAGAGTTTAGGGTAGGCAAGAACAAGTTTGTAAGTGCTCTAGTTGATGACATTCCTCGAGCTATGGTGTGTGTGAGTTTACACGATTTCATTCCAGAAGACGTTAATGATTTGATCAAAGATACGGAAGTGCCAACCGCGGCAATTTTCTATACCATTTGGAGTTATGCCCCGGGGGCTGGTGTAGAATTGCTGAGAGCAACTGTAGCAGAAATACAACAACAATTTCCTAGTATAACTCGTTTTGTTACACTTAGTCCAAAAACTGAGATGGCTAAAAAGTTTCATACTAAAAATGGAGCTGGAGTTTACAGAGAGAATCTGAATACAGTAAACTACGAATACGATGTAAAATAATAACTCTCCCTGACAGGCGGAGTATAATGCGATAAGTAGTCTGTCATCAACAACACGGCCTCACCCAATACAACATAGTTGTAGGGTGAGGTTTTTCTTTATCTGGCCATAGTATAATGGATAATACAGTGAGCTTCTACCTCACGAATGTGGGTTCGATTCCTGCTGGCCGGACCACGCTCTTGTAGTAAAATGGTATTACACAGTCTTGGTAAGACTGAATTCCAAGTTCAATTCTTGGCTAGAGCACCACTTGACAAATTGAAAGAAAGGCAGTATAATAGTCGTATGTACAAAGTAATAGAAAAACAAAGCTCAACAGAGTTTGCCAATTTGGATTTGGCCCTGGCATTTGCCAAAGAATTAAATGTGTTCGTTACCATTCAAGGTGGCGAATTTGAAATCGTGGGATTATTTGGTGTAGACAGTATCAAAGATGGAAAGTGCCCAGATGGCGTTAAATACGATTGGAACAAGGCGAGCCGAATTGGCCGCGTTAAAAAGGAAAGATAAAAACTAGATGGCCAAAGAAGATATAATCGAATTAACAGGCGTTGTAGAAGAAGTTCTGCCGGGCAGTATGTATAAAGTTAAGATTGACAATATGCCCAACTTGATGCTGTGTTACACCAGTGGCAAACTCAAGCAACATAAGATTCGTATCATTCTAGGCGATCGTGTCAAGATAGAAGTTAGCCCTTACGATCTATCAAAAGGTCGTGTTTCTTATAGGTTATAAAAATATCATGGAAATTTCAAGAGCAGAACAAAGTGTTATAAAATATAACCTAGAACAGTACCGATTAGATCAAGCTCGTTTGGAAAAACAACGAGAACAAGACTATGCTAAAAAGATTGAAGAACGCAGACTTGATCAGGTCATTGCGGAACGTGTAAGTAGAAACCTTCGTTTAGATTTGGACAAAGGCCGTCACATCGATTTAGAATGTTAAACATGAACAAGTTAATAGAAAATGGAAAAGTAGGAATCGTATATTCTCCAGGATTTGGGGCAGGATGGTATACTTGGAACACAGAATATCCAGAAATTGTTTTTGACCCAACTATAGTAAAATATGTAGAAACAGAACGTTGGGATGAACTCAAGGTATATGTAGAGTTAAAGTATCCAGAAATATATTCTGGAGGTATGGATACATTACAGGTAGAGTGGATTCCCGTAGGAGTTCAGTTTAAAGTAACAGAGTATGACGGCAGCGAATCTCTAGAATACAGAGACAGCGACGATTGGTTAACAGCTTGAAAGGCACAAAATGGCAGGTAAAGCAAAATCGGTTTACTTAACGGTAACCAAAAAAGGTGAATTTAAAACTGAGTTTAACAAAGTATTCTTTGATGCCAAAGCATATAATGAGTATGTTAAGTCAGATGAGTTCAAGGCCAAATGGCCTACAGAAGAATTTGATATTGTAAAAGAAACTTACTAACAAGGAGGCAGATATGCCAAGTGTATTCTTAGTAAGCGACACGCACTTTGGACACACAGGTGTATGCCGCTTCACACGTAACGATGGTGTTACAAAATTACGTCCGTGGGCCGATGCCGACGAAATGGACGAAGCAATGGTCAAGGCGTGGAACGAACGTGTAAAACCCACTGACAAAGTCTACCATTTAGGTGATGTTGTTATTAACCGCAAGGCCTTGAAAATCTTACATCGGTTAAACGGTGACAAAGTGTTAATACGCGGTAACCACGATATCTTTAGAGACGAGGACTATCGCGAACACTTTAGAGAATTACGTGCCTACCACGTGATGAACGGACTTATTTTAAGTCATATTCCGTTGCACCCAGAGTCATTAGGCCGCTTTGGTACTAACATTCACGGTCACTTACACGCCAATCGTGTAATGATGGAACCTGCAGGTAAGTATGGAATTCCTGTAATTGATACTCGCTATCATTGTGTATGTGTAGAACAAACTCCGGATTTCGCTCCTATCTTGTTTGAAGATGTTATCAAACGTATTGAAGCAGAAGGTGGTACCGTTGGATTTAAGAGTGGCAACGGACCCACAATGTAATTGGTTTCCTGAGCATGTTTTTCAACACACTATATAGATTTTTATATAATATATAACTGTTAAATATAGTCATGAGGCCAATTGATATTTTATATACACCGTTAGTGTCGCTAGATTTTCCAACTTATGATTATACAAAGTTGTTATCGTGGGTACATAAATTTTATGTTACTCAAACAATTCAATCTCGACCAGATGCAAGTAAACATATAACAGGTGATATATATCCGTGGACTATCATATATGCAAAATACGATAGAGCATGGCGTTTTAATTTTGATAAAGAATTTCCACAATTAGCTTCTTTTTTTGGAGATGCATACAACTTAGCAAGTTCAGAAATTGACTCTATTGTTTTACTACCTGTAAAAGACAATTATCGTGGATTAGGATTTTGGCACCGTGATCCTGATAAATGGGGACTACGTATGTATTTAGAAAACACAGAGTTAGAAAACTCTCTGTTGATTAAACCAACAAAACTTCCACACAATTCACATTCAGAATTACTATCAGCAATTGATCCTCTTGGACCTTGGGAATTTATTCAAGATGTACAATATGCGGCTAATATTCCAAATCCGCAACAAGTATTTTATATCAATAACGTGAGAGCAATCCATGCTGTGAATAAAAATATACCCAGTTCAAAAAGACTTGCTGTAATAGTAAGCACTGGCAAAACCACGTCTGAAATGCCTCAACATCTTCAAAACTTAATTGTATCTTCTGCCGAACATTATAAAGATTCAGCAATTTATTGGAGTCCAGAAATTTAATTATCTACCAATAAATAATTATTATATAAGATTACCTTTTTTCTTGTTAAACGTAAATGACGTAATCTGAATATTTTTGTTTACTATCCTCTAATACAGATTGTAAACAATCTTTAATTAATCCTTGATACATAATTAGTTGTTTTTTATGCCCGATGTAAAAATCAGTAGCGTGTTTTACTTTTGCATCATCATACCACCATGTGTTAGTGTCTTCCGGTAATTTTAGATAGTGCTTATTGGTATTGCTATCTTCATACCACCAAGTTTGTTTTGGATTGTTATCAATTAATAAACTTCTTATTGAATTGTATTCTGTCTCCTTTGCATAGTCATGATGAGCATGGACTCTACCTAAACTTTGCAACACCCGGACTAGATGCACTTCAATGGGCAGTTTATCTATGTTGTCAAATAATGATGGAAATAGTTCAGGACAGTTTACATTCTTGCATGTATACGGCATGATATCATTTGGGTTTATACCTGGTTTGACATAGATATCAAATCCCACCCAGTAAACTTGTTCTATATTTTTTGTCTGTAACGACTTCGGCACAAATTTTTTATTTTGTTCCCATACGTTATTCCATATTTCCCAGTCATTGGGTATAACCTTAGGAAAAATTAACGGAACTGATACAGGAATCATTTTACAGTAATTAATTATAAATTATATAATCTTTATATTTTTCAATACTTCTATTCAGGAGTTCTAAATGTTTTATAGAATCTAGTTTGCCTGCAATAAACATTGTAATTTTTCTATACTCGGCCGGCGCCATAAATGATCCGTGATATCCTAAATGATTATTTAACACAAACCAATCAGTGGTATCAGGAAGTATAGGAAATACTGGATTTAATTCTTCTTTAGGCCTTGTATCATATTGAACAATATCAGGATTTGTAGAGTTTGGTAAAACATAAAATGTCTCCAATACATCACGCATCACTAGATTTTTGTAAGCAGTGGGACCTAGATTGGAGGGTGCTAGTGTCTTGGCAATAGGATCCTGGTGGGGTTTGTTATTGACAAATTGTTCTCTAAAATCAAAATGTCCACCGTTATCATAATCTAGCAACGGAATCGCACGTAGTTTTTCATCCAGATCTGGAAAAAGTTTCAATAGTTCCGGATCAATTGGCTGATTTGTTTTTTTAAAGTTGACCCAATTCCAATCTTGATGTCTTTCTTTTCTAGCATCAAAGTATTCTAATGTCTTGTCTCTGTTTAATTCCAGCTTAGGCAGATCAATCGGTAGCAATATGATATTGTTCATATGTTATTTAATCAGGCGTCATGAGTTACATAATAAATACTGAGTGAAACTATTCTCATCTTCCCCGAATACATTGCGTATAATCCAACTCTTGTCAATTGCACTTATTATAGTGTGTCCATTTGTTGCAGATGTTTCTTGGAAATACATATTGCTGTCCGTATTGATGTTCTACGGGTATAGTGTGCTAGGAATCAGCATGATGCTGCACAGATATTATAGCCACAAAAGTTTTAAACTAAACTCAGTAATCAAATGGTTCTTTACTGTGTTTGCTGTGCTAGCGGGCCGCGGAAGTCCCCTAGGTTGGGTCTATATACACAGGATTCATCATGCAACTTCTGACACCAAAAAAGATCCTCACAGTCCGCACAATGAAAATTTTAATTTTATAGGATTTAAACCTATACAAGAAAATACAAAAATCAATCACTTTATTGTAAAAGAATTATTAACTGCCGTACATATAAAAATCGACAAGTATTATCTATTGCTAATATTAAGTTTCCTAGTATTGTTGTCTATAATTAATTTTAATTTGATATTTTATATGTGGGCTATCCCTGTATTTTTAGTCAGTGTAACTCAAACTATGTTTAACTATTTTGCACATATGAAAGGTTATAGAAACTTTGAAACAACTGATCAAAGTACTAACAATCCGTATCTATGGCCTTTTATTCTAGGCGATGCTTGGCATAATAATCATCATGCCAATGCCCAACTTGTGTCTACTAAGGTACGTAGGTACGAATATGATCCAATCGGTGTATTAATAAATTTTATAAAACAGTAACATTATGATAGAAGTTCGCGATATTACTGGCAATTACGAGTACGAAGAAATTTATGATCAAGTCTTTTTTTCTCGTAAAAAAATAAGTGGTACTTCTCCTATGTCAATTGAACAGTATCAAATTCTTCGAGAACAATCCAAATCTAACAATTCCGTAACAATTGGTTATTTTGAAGATGGTAAATTAATTAGTTGGATAACTATAGGATTTTACGAAAGCAAGATGCGAGGAAAATTTTGGGTAATCTCAAATTTTTTTAGTTCCGTTTATACGTCCTATTTTAATTTTAATCGACCTGAATTTGGAATGCTATTTAAAGCGGCATTTGAAGTAGCAGAAGGTCGAGGATACTATCAATACTTTTATAGTATAGCAGAACGTCTAGAACGTGTATACGAAAGGCAATGGAAGAAAAACTCATACGCAATTCAGGAAAAGTATGACTTAACTACTCTAGCTGTAGTTCCTGCAAATACCAAACCAGAATTTGAATTGTACTGGAGATTAATGGGTCAGGAATTAAAACCAGATAACATTGCGATAAAAGCTAGAAAACTTAAAGGACATAATCTACCCGATAAATAGTTGCATGAAGAACTATTTTTCAAGCAGTACGTTAGGTGCCCAACTATTTTTAATCATATCTTTGCTAGGATCTATACTAGGCGTATATATCTACGGCTTGAGTGCAACTGAATTGTTGTTAGTTTTGCTAGGCTACTTTGTTTACGGGTGTTTAGGAATCGTAATAACATATCATAGACAGTTAACGCATAACAGTTACAAAACATATCCGTGGCTAACTAAAATACTTTCAGTGGTAGGCTGTTTTGCAGGCACGGGTAGTCCGTTAGCTTGGGTAGCTATTCACATCAACCATCACTTAAAGAGCGACAAACCAGAAGACCCACACAGCCCTTTACACAAAGGCGTTAAAATTTTTACACTAGATTATGTTAACGAAGTTAGTGCTGATACTAAATGGCGTATGCGTGATCTAGTCACTGATAAATTTCAACAGTTCTTGCACCGTTATTATTTTGCTATCCTTATTGCTTACAGCGGAACACTTTTTATCATTGGCGGATTTTGGCTGATGATATTTGCACATTGGCTGCCTGCTGTAATTACGGGATTAATGAGTAATATTGTTAACTATGTAGGGCACATGCCAAACTGGTACGGTGGCTATCGCACGTATAATCTAACAGATCAAAGTTCAAACAACTGGTTATGGGCTATTCCTAGTTGGGGCGAGGCATGGCACAACAATCATCATAGATTTCCTAAAAATGCATATTTTGGTACAAAGTGGTGGGAAGTTGATATCTCAGGATTAATTATTAAACTTATACGAAAATAAAAATGTTTCTTGCACACAAAAAATCAGTTGCAGGTAATACCTTTTCAGTCCTACCTCAATATAATAAATTTATACTGGCAAATCATGACAGACTAGAATTAATATCTAACATATGTCCACATCAAAAAAGTATTATTTCTACAGTGTCAGGATCGGGAAATAGAATTTGCCCATATCACAACTGGACATTTACGTTGGACGGTCGACCTGTTACTAGTGGAAGGACAGAACACTATTGTAAAAATCAAACCGCCTTACAAACACAATCGGTTTATTTATGGAATAGTCTTTTATTTTCACAACCTGTAAATTTTAAAATACCAGAAGATTTTTCTAATTTAAAACTTGTGGAAACTAGAGTCGACCTTGTTAAATCTAACCATATTAACATAATGGATTTGTTTTTAGATGTTGATCATATTCCCACAGTGCATCAGGGAGTTTATGATCAAATTGGAATTACTGATTTCTCAGATATAAAATGGGAATATTATACAAATGGTAGCACACAATTTGTTTACGATAAACAAGGACTAGCTGCCGCTTGGATAGCAGTATATCCATACACAATGATAGAATGGCAAAGAGGATCATTGTTTGTAACTGTCATTGAAAAACAAAATACAGATCAGTCTAATGTTCATGTTTTTAAATATACCGACGATAGTGATCAATGGGATTTAAATAACACTGTCTGGGAGACAGCCTGGAAGCAGGATCGAGAACAAGCAGAGCTTATCAATGAAGTAAATTTTGAAAATTTAGAAATTCAAAAATTACATTATAGAAACTATTTAAAAATCAATGGAACTACTTAAAAATAATTACATGCAGGGGTTGGGCAGCGGAGATACTTGGCATGTTAACATTGATCCTCCCAAAAGGAAAGTTGGAACTTACTTTCAAGAAACGTTACTGGCAACAGAATATGTCAATGCTAATCGCACTGGAGAAATACAACTACTGTACAGCGGAGGTCTAGACAGTGAATATGTTGCAAGAGTGTTACTGCACCTTGGAATTAAATTTACTCCTGTTATTATTCAACTCAACAACGTCAAAGAAAATACTATCTATAATGACCATGATACTATTCATGCATTTAATTTTTGTGATGCATACAATTTAAAACCAAAAATTTATGAGTTAGACTTTGATAAGTTTGTCATCAGTGGTCAACATTGGGAAATTGCTAAATCGATAGATTGTTGTGCATTTGCAGTCCCTGCAACTTTATATGTTGCGAGCCAGTTAGATGGATTTACTATTTTAGGAAATGATCCACCATATTTAAAATATGAAGAAAAAACAAATAAATGGTATCTTCAAGAATTACAATACATACATTCTATTTTACGTTACTATAAAAAATTTAATCTCAACGGTTGTCCTTTTTTATTATCGTATACTCCAGAAATGATGCTGTCTTTTCTATTGGATCCCAAAATGGCCCAATTAGGTAATAATATGATTCCTGGAAAAAAAGGAAGTAATTCTACAAAATCGTATGTGTTTAACAATGGTTCCGATTTTAATATGGATGTCTATGACTTTGATAAGAAAACAAGATTAAAATATACAGGATACGAAAAAATTTATCAATCGCCTATAATAAATCATCCTAATATGGAAGCAGTAAAAGACCATAGAGAAAAATGGAATGGCGAATATCTAGAATATTATCCAGACGCTGTAGCTCGATTGTCTCAATTTCAGTAGCAACCACCATTAAAAACATAGGACATAAATACCTAAACACTATATATTCTATGCCTTTTTTTAGATTTCTCGATCCTCTCGATTCAACAGATCATCAGCATCTCGAGTCAATCCTTGACCACTATTTAGAATTTGAAAAAAATAGACAGATCAAACTCTACAGCTACGAATCTATTGAGAGAATGGTAGCCTGGTATAAATTATCATTTCAAAAGTTTTCACAAAAAGATTTTGTTGTATGCAGCAAATTTGAAAATGGAGAGCTTGAAAAAATCATAATAGTGTTCAAACCTAAAGTTTTTCTATCAGATCAGTACTGTCTCAGACCTAATGATATTCTACCATACACATATCTTGCTCTAGTATATCATAAAAATAAAACTTGGAGTAGTCCCGGAGAAGACATGGATACGTTGTCAACGCTGGCATCTGAACATTTTGAATCTCAGGGTATTACCAAAATGTTATTTACAGTAAGACTATCTAGAAAAATTTTAAGAACCGAAAATGTAGAAGAATTTTTAAATCAAGAACTGGTAAAAACATTTCCTAATACCAACGGAAAATATTTTCTAAGTTTAGAAGCTGTATTCTTTAATCAAGATGATCTAGATAAGTATAATTATTCAATTTTTCGAACAGCTGTTCCTCTGCATATATATAAACCTGTAATGATCGTATCTTGGAATCTTAAATCGGCGTGTGTGTTAAAAAACTATATTAAAAATAATGAAAATAAATCTTACCAGAACAGTACAGTTTAGAATATTGCACATTGTTAACCATATAATAGCGTTAGCAGCCATATATGCGGCCGTCATTTCAGAAGAGTATTATTGGTTCTTGATAGGATTTTTGTGTTTTTTATGGACTGGGATTGTCGGTGTGAATGTTTCTCTACACAGATATTATAGCCATCGAGCGTTTTCAACTACTAAATTTAAAGAATGGATATTGTTATTGTCTTCAATTCCTACTAGTCTAGGAAGTCCGGCAATGTGGTGTAGTGTGCATCGTTTACATCATACCAGTTCAGATACAGACAAAGATCCTCATAACCCTGCACGTGGTAAATTAAAAACTTGGTTCGGTATTTGGCCTAATATTATTATACCAAAGCGGTTTATAACGCCATTTCTAACGTCAACACCTTTAAGATTTGTACATAAAAATTATTTTTTAATTAGTTTTTCTATTCTAATAATATTAGCATTAATCGATATAAGATTAGCTGGGTTTGTATATGCGTTACCTGCAGTTGGGTGTTTTCATGGGGCTCAGGCTATTGGTGTACTACCGCATTTATGGGGTTATAGAAAATACGAAGTAAATGATCTAAGTCATAACAACTGGTTAGCAAGTGTACTGTCACTTGGCGAAGGATGGCATAATAATCATCATGCTAATCCTGGTCGCTGGTGGCAAGGAGAAACTTGGTGGGAGATCGACCCGCCTGCATTTATGATTAGGCACTTTTTCAAAGAAAACACATAATGACTGTTTTTTTAAAATATTTGATAAAGGTAAACATCCCTGTATTTTTGCTGACTATAATACTACCATTCTTTTTTGGCATAGGTATTGCAACACTATATGGATTTGTATTAACATATGTGCTGTGTTATCAAATAGGTTATAATTTTGTTCATAGGTCTATATGCCACGGACAATTTAAATTAAAAGAACCGTTTTATTTTATCATTGGGTATCTAAGTTTATTTGTTATGTTAAGTGATCCTTTAAATTATTCAAAAGGACATAGATACCATCATAAACACAGTGATACAGATTTAGATTTGCACAGTCCTAAAACAGGAAAATTTAATAGTTTTATTGGATGGATGTGGTCAAAAAAAACTCCAACCGTTGGTATTATGATAGTAAAAGATTTACTCAAAAATCCTAGCTGTATGTTCTTGGCTACGCATCAATTTAAATTAATTTGGGGAACTATTTTACTAGCTTCTTTAATGTCTGTACATTTTACAATCGGAATTCTAGTGTGTATGTGTTTAAGTTTTATTTTAGAGATGGCTAGTAATGCATGGTTTCAACACGATACTAACGGTGTAAAGAATAACACAACTTATGCGTGGGCAACACTGGGCTCTTATCATGTTGATCATCATAACATTCCTTCTAAAATAGAAGATAGAGATCCGGGAAAACTGCTAATTAAGTTTTTTAAATTTATAAAAATTGCAAATTAATGAAACTACCTAAGTACGAACTTGTTATATTTTTATTCTGCATACTAGCCATAATAGGATTTAGTTTGATGTATACACACGAAGATTGGCTATGGTTAATCCCAATGTGGTTCATGATTAGATTTAATCATTTGTGTCTTAGTCTGCATCATAGACTGATTAGTCATAGAAGTTTTACCGCAGGTAGCGAATTTAAGAAAAACTTAATAATCTTTTTAAGCATCTTCCAAGTTAATCACAGCCCATTAAAATTTGCAATAAGTCACAGACATCACCATAAACACAGTGATCGAGAATTAGATATACACGGGCCAGTTCGTGGCTTATGGGGCACACTATTTTGGGAGTTTGGCTTAGAAAAAAAGTTTAAATCTTTAGATATGAAAATACAGCGAGATTTAATTAGAGATAAATTTTTAGTAGCCTACGACAAACACTATTACAAAATATTATTTGTAGTCAGTTTACTAGTGTATCTAATAAGTGCTAAATTCTTTTGGTACGTCTTTGTTCCGGCCTCAATACTCTGGAAAGTAGAAGCAAACTTATTTGTTAACTGGTACTGTCACCGCCATGGATATGTAAACTACACATTAGAAGCTGACACAGCAAAAAATAACAATTGGGCAGGATGGCTCACTATGGGCGAAGGATGGCATAACAATCATCACGCAGAACCTAGTAACTATAACTTTGGTCACCGCCCGCACGAAATAGACGTAACAGCATTATTAGTAAAACACTACTTTGGAAAAACTGCATGAATAGATATTTTTGGAGATACTGGTTACCTCTGCACATCATTGCACTTATAATGATAGGTGGAGTTGCACTAGGAGAACTGACTATCAATTGGTGGCTAGTTGCAATAGCATGGTTTTTGGTTGGCCCGATCGGCAATGGTGTAGGAAGTCATAAGTTATTTGCTCATAGACAATTTGAAACGTGGCGCCCAGTGGAACTGTTGTTAGGAGTATTGAGTACTATCGGTGGCTTTGCACCTATACACTTTTGGGTAGCTATACATCAAAAGCACCACAAAATTAGCGATAGTCCGCAAGATCCAAGTAGTCCATCGCAACACGGATTCGTACAAAGTTTTTTGATCTATCGATTAAAAGAAAGTACCAACCGCGTTATTAGTTTACAAAATTACTGCTCAAGGAAAGTGTTTAAAGACCCTGCATTGATGTGGTTAAGTAAACACTTTATTAAAATTAACTGGGCTGTGTTTTTAATTCTACTGGGCATTGACATTAATTTATTGTTAAGCCTATATATTATTCCTGTGCTGTTAGAACACACTAGAGAAAATATTGTAAGCAGTATCACACACATGAATATTCCGTTTATAAACTACAGAAATTTTGACACTCCGGATACCAGCCAAAATAATATTCTAATAGGATTCCTTACATTAGGATTCGGATGGCATAATAACCACCACCACAATCAACGAGAGCTTATAAACACACATAGATGGTGGGAATTTGACGTTGAAGGACAACTAGCAAAACTTATTAGCAAATCATAAATTGCCAGTGGCTTCTAATAATTTTATTGTTTCATTAAAATTAAACTTTTTAGACTGTAAACAAATTGCGACTCGATCAACGTACACCACGTCGGGCGGCCTTCTTACTGAATGAGGTTGTGAAACGTTTAACAAATATATTTCGCCAGGATTAGCATTAAACTTATCAACTTCGTCTAAGTCATCTAACGAAAACATTCTTCCTGTTGTTTGGGCGGCGGGTTTCCATAACGGAGTTTTCGGATCTGTAATCTCTGGTTTTAATTTATAAAACTGAGTTGTACAATTGCCTGTTTTAACATAACAATTTATGGTTGCAGTAATGTCACTGTCTGTATGAGGCGGGATAGTCCAATTTATTTCCATTACTGACATAGTAAAGTATTGTTGACATTCTTCAGGAATTAACGAAAATATTTTTGATTTAAATGAAGTATCAGTTTTTGAATACTTAACTCCTTTGAATATTGTGTCATCGGTAAGTCCGTATGAAATATATGTTTCGTTAACTACATAATTGGATATATCAAGGTTATGTTTTAATTTCATAAAATTCATAAAAGTATTTATATGGAGTTAAATATTAACATGCAGATCCCAACATTTGTAGATCAATCAAATATTTTTCCTTTTCCTAAAGTAACTCCAATACGACTGCCTGAAATTGTTGAATTAGCAAAACGCCATTACAGATACTATGAAAGAGAGCAACTGCTAAATGTATCCCAACTTGAAGCTGTTTTTAGGGACTGGTATCGTCCGCTTATAGATATAGATCAATTTCCCTATATGTATTTTATGAACAACGGTATTACTCAGGCATTAGAGTATATGCCTATTCATTTTAAAAACATAGATATTAAGATGTTGCTAGGTGATTACTTCTGGCTTAAGACTATTAAAAGTGCCACCGAAGTACCTAGTATTACAAATTGTCATATAAGTTACGATACTAATCCCAGTACTATAGATGGTTCAGTTCACGCAACCGTATGGGATAGTAAAGTACATATATTAGACGGTGCATATATAGGAACTTGTTTAGATAAAACTCCGGTGCCATCTAACACAGAAATATTGTTGTTAGGTTTTAGCAAAAACTTAGGACTTCCTGAACTAAGATGCGGCCTTATTTTAAGTAAGAAAAAAATTCAAAATTTACATGTGCTACAAAAAACCTTTGGATATGTTGGCCTACAGCCGTTTAATCTAATAGCAAACATTTGTAAAGAAGTAGACATAATAACATTAGCTTCTAAATTAAAAGAACACCAATTAGAATTCTGTAAACATTTTGAAGACTTTGATCCAAGTCAAAGTGCCATACTAGCTACAACTCAAAACACAAGCTATAAGTTTTACACAAGACCAAACGGCACTATTAGGATCCCACTAGGTGAAAGTATAACAACATGGTTAGCACAAAAAAATACGTTATAATTATTGATTCTTTTCGCTCGCACAATGCATTAGTGCATAGATGCTTCTTTCAGAATATTATTCCTATACATATTTTTAGTAGTAAAAAGTCATTTGATGAAAACTTTTCTACTGTTACTAACAGTTTGTTTATTAGATCTTTTATTTTTGAAGACATTAACGTGTTAATAGAAGAACTCAATGAATACAAACATAATATTTTATTTGTATTTTCTTGTACAGAAAGTGGCCAACAATTAAAAGATGCAATAGACTATGTATTAAATCTAAACAATAAACATAGTTTAACATTTGCCAATGAGAGATACAATAAATTTGTATTGTATCAAACATTGGGTCAAGAATCTGCAATTACAAATTTTAAAGAATTTGCCAATAGCCACAATGAATGTGTTATTAAACCTGCTCCTGTGGAATATTCAGGCGGATGTTTAGACGTATCGTTTGTAAATTCTCAAACTGTAGATATAACAGACAGAGAAAATTTCTTTATATCTAAATTTTTTAATGGGGATGAATATGCTGTTGACTTTGTAAGTTGCAACGGTAACCATAAGTTAGTAGCTGTTTGGAAATACATAAGAAATTCTACAGATAAAATTTGGAAAGAGAAAGTAGAGCTAATGCACTACAACGAAGACCCGCAACTGATCAATAAAATATACGAAGTAGCTACCATATGGCTTGATAAACTTGATCATAAGTTTGGACCTGTGCATTTAGAAATTAAACACAATGCAGGAGAGTTTTTTTGTGTAGAAATAAATTTTAGATTAAACGGGCATATGTTCTACGGATCACTTGCTAAACAATTAGCAGCAAATCAAGTTGATTTAACTATTAACTGCTACACTACACAAACACAATTTTCAGGTGAGCTCGTAAAGTACAATGCACTAGGTTACATTAGTAGAGTCTATTTGATGAATACCGAACCTAAACGGAAATTTTCAGCTGTTAATTGGCGAGGTATAGAAACACACTCATCAGTTGATGCTGTTTATAAACACGCTTGGCCTTGGGATGAATTACCTGTAAGTCAAAAAACTTATCAATCGTCTGCTGCAATTGTTATAATGTCTAACACGGACAAAACTGTGTTAATTAGTAATGAAGGTAAAGTTAAGGAAATTTTCAATCAAAAATTTCCGGCAAGCTCTTAATATAAGCTCTTACTTCATCCGGATTTTCAAAATAATTTATAATGTCGTCGTCTTCGTATGGCGTTGGTTTAGTTTGAAACTTATAGAACTTGTAATCTTTAGGTATTTCCCATCCTAAAGTTTTTAAAATTTTATCTTCACTTACTGCACCATCGACTAGGAGATCTTCGTAGACTAATATTGATTTATCAGTTGAAGAATCTCGCAACAAGTTATATTTTTTATAATCCCAAACCCACAATTTTGCAAAATTAATATCAAATTTAATTTTTAAATTTTGTTTTTTAATAGTATCGGCATCTAGAGAATGGTGTGTGCCTATGTAATACAAAAATAAAAAACTTAGAAACGATCTAATTTTATCGTTACGTTGTATAAAAATACAATGGAAATTTTTTAAACACCAGTCATATTGGGAATCTGTTAATCTAGGAGTAGTAATTAACTTGAAGACATAATTGGGATTGGTTTGTAGCCAAGAAATTCTTTCTTGAGAAATCTCAAAGGTTTTGTCTTTTATACTATTCCAATTTTCTTTCCATTGGTCTTTGGGGATTGACCAGTATGAGCCTTCAATTTTGTTATTGACAAAAGAGAAATCATAACTTCTAAAAAATGTTACTAATAGGAATTCTTGGAGACATCTTTCAGAATTCCAAACCTGATGTGCATAATTAAAAACAATATTAGTTAGTATCTCACTGCCCGATCTCGGATACGCTACTACTATAGGATGCATTTAACAGTACAATTTTATAACGTGGCAAATATTGCTGCTGCCTCTTCATAAGAATCAATCGCCCCAAGATCCAAAGAAGTTTTTTTAATTTCAAAACTCACATCAACTAGTGCAGTAAATGCCTGTCTTGCTGACACAAAATCATTGTAAAAACTTTGAGATAATACACCAGTATGAACTTCTTCTAGGTCAAATATTTGTGCTGTTATTACAGATCCTTGATCGTTGTAAAAAAATCGATAGTCTATATTGCCACCAGTTTCTAAAAAATAATTGCTGTATTGCACTACAGCTACTGCCCATGCTCCGTAAATTCCAGCATCATATTTTTCTGGGGGAACTAAAGGTAATCCATTTTCCATATTATCAGCAGTTATTATGTTTTTAACTGCTGCAAAACTTAAATATCTAGCACCATCAGAATTTGGTGTCCATTTTGTTATAACTGTGTACATTTGCGCACTCCATTGGTGTTTAATACAGTATTTATACGTTAGAACACCGTGAATATAATTCACTGCAAGAACAGTAAATTTAATATTGGAATAAATATAGTAGAATAGAAATTCAGGAGTTAATAATGCCATTACAAATACGCAGAGGAACCACTGCACAGCGACTTGCAATCACACCATTGACTGGCGAGCTGATCCACGATACTACTACCGGACAATTATTTGTGGGTAATGGCACAACTGCTGGAGGTGTTACTACTACCGGTATTAGCACAGAAGATGCCCAAGATACCGCAGCATCGTTGTTTACCACAGGATCGCATTCTGGAATTACTTTTGCTTACAATGATGCAGCTGGCAGAATTGACGCCACTGTAACTGTGGCAGCTACAGGTCCGTTTGATGGCGATTTAACTGGTAGCGTTTTCTCCGATGCTTCAACATTATTAGTTGACGCTGTGGCAGGGCAGATTAAAGGCGATGTACTATCTAATATTGTAAATTTCACAGGAAGTTTTGGTACTCCTACAGATCAAACAACAGATGCTTCTTTGGCAATAAGGGGTACTGCTATATTTTTCAAAGACACCTATGATGCAGCAGATTCTACTTTTTTCAATATTCAACAACATCATAACACGGTTGATGCTAACCCTATTAATATTGTTAGGACTAGAGGAACAAATGCAGCGCCTACAGCAGTGGTAAACGGTGACGACATTATAGATATAACCTTTAATGGACACGACGGTACAACTTTCCGAACAGCAGCAAGTATTACTGTAGGTGTAGAGGGTGCAGTTTCTAGTGGAGTAGTACCTGGTTATATGACATTTAGGGTAAGACAGGGTGCTACTATTACAGCGGTAGCTAAGATTGCCAATACCGGTGCATTCCAATCAAACTTAATTGAAGCATTGACCACAAATGGCAATATTACTGTTCAAGGCAATGGCTCCGGCGCTGTAAATATTGAAGCTGTAAGAATTACAGGATCTACTATATCAACTACAGATTCCAGCAGTATTGTAGTTTCTCAAGCAGCTACCTTTAGCAGCAATTTAACAGTTGACGGTACACTGACCGTTGGCGACAGTGTTGTGCAAAACAGCGTTAACAGAGACTATATCAGTACCACTTTACAGACACAAGGAGTTGATCGAGTAGTAAATGGTGTTCAAAACGGCACTTATGTTCAATTGGCATCAGGTACCGCAGAGACATATACAACCATTTCTTATAACTCCACAATCTATAAAGGTTGTCGAGCAACATTCAAAGTCAGTCAAGCTAACAATGTACATATTAGCGAAGTGTTGTTGGCAAATAGCTCAGCCGCTGTTACTATTGTAAATGCTCAGGCCGCGGCAGCTACCAGTGGAGCTACTAATCTTATTAGTTCGATTACCGCAGACTACGACAGTGCAACTGGCACAATTAGACTAAGACCAATTACCAGTACATCGGTTACAGCTGGTTTCAATTTACTTTGGACTGTAAGTTACCAATTGTTCACATAATTGACAGAAAAGACTTGACTCTAGTATTATTTCCTGTATACTAATATTGTGGTCGTGAGTGGAATAGGCAGACCTCCCGCCAAGCCCATAGCTTGGTAAGGGGACGGGGCGTAGTCATAGACGTAGCCCTTGTAGGTTCGAAACCTACCGACCATACCATATACGATAATAAGTATTAGAACATAACTTTAAGGAAATATATTATGTCAACAACAGTAGAACAACTCAAAACAGATTTCGAAGCATTCTTAGCTGAGGACGCAAAATTCACAGCCGGCAACGGTGCCGCAGGTACTCGTGCTCGCAAAGCTCTTCAAGAAGTGGCCAAAGGTGTTAAGGCTCGTCGCAACGAAATCACAGAAGAAAAGAACGCTCGCAAAGAAGCCAAGGCCTAAAGATGAACAACAAGGACGATATCACATTTGATGATATTGAAATTGATCTAGGTGATTATGGTGCTGCTCAGGCAAGCACCATGATCGACACCCTGGATACAATTACACTTACTGGGTCGTCGGATCAATATTCGAGTATTAATACAATAACCCTACCTAGTAGCACCTTTACCTATGGTGGCAATACTATTGGTAACATTACTACAATTAATAATAGTAATAATCAATGGACTACTGGAACTAGTGGACAGTTTTATACTTCAACAGGTACAGGCAGCAACTGGAATAATCCCCCAACTGTTAATATCAGCAATACCGGTATTGACATGGCCGCTGGCACTGATATCACAGTAGCCGGAAAAAGTCTCAAACAGTTCATGGACAAGATGGAAGAACGCTTGGCCATACTCGTGCCAGACCCTGCTAAACTAGAAAAGTTCGAAGCACTTAAAAAAGCCTATGAACATTACAAGCTGATGGAGAAACTCTGTCAGGAATTACCCCAAGAAGAAGAGTAAATATATGGATGTTAAGCTGGTATCCTATTCACAACCCACAGACGAATTTAGAGATTTGGGCATCGATGATGCGCAGGAACTCATTGCGTATTGCGCCCGTGTGTCCAACCCAAGCAACCAATTTAACTCTGAAACATCAGAGAAGCTTATTAGATACTTGGTCAGACACGCTCACTGGAGCCCACTTGAGATGGTCTCCGCCTGCGTCGAAATTACCACAACTAGAGACATTGCCCGACAAATTCTTAGACACAGAAGTTTCAGCTTCCAAGAGTTCAGTCAACGCTATGCTGACCCAACTAAAGATCTCAAGTTCGTTACAAGAGAAGCTAGACTGCAAGACCCCAAGAACAGACAGAACAGTGTCTCAGTGGAAGATCAACTGTTACAAAACGAATGGTACAGAGCTCAACAACGAGTCATCTATGCCGCACAACGAGAATACGAGTGGGCTATCAAGAACGGCATAGCCAAGGAACAGGCTCGTGCTGTGTTACCCGAGGGTCTAATTGAAAGCAGATTGTATATGAACGGCACACTGCGTAGCTGGATTCATTTTATCGAACTGCGTAGTGGCAATGGTACACAGAAGGAACATCAGCTGATTGCAATGGCCTGTGCTCGAGCCATTGCTGCTATATTTCCAATGAGTGAAAGCCTAGTTCAATGAAAGAAAAAATTGATCAGTTTTGCAAAAACTACGAGATACAAATCGTAGATGATCAAAAACGTAGAGCTAGATACCATCCTCCTAGGTATTTTACAGATCCTATGCGAGCAGATATTGTAAGCAGGGATTTTGTAGAATATGAAACAGAAAAAGTTTACACAGTTCAAATACCAGAAAGTAGATTTCGAGCTCTAGTCGAAATGGAACAGAGGTTTTTTGGCAATCATAAACACGGCTACAGCGATGCTGATATGTTTGCTATGCTTATGGAAAAAGAAAGAGAAGAAAGTTGGTATCGGCAGTCAAATCAAGCTGTTCAAAAAGCCTACGAGCAATACAGTATCATGCTCAATCTTGCAGGATACCAAAGAAAGATTTGATTCAAAAAAGAATTGTATTGACAGGTTTCTAGAAAGATAGTATAATTACTTTACTAACAGAGAACATATACTATACTATGGCACATCACACCAACTACTGGTCATGCTCACCCTTTGCAGATTGGGTTCGCGGCAAACCCAAACTAAAAATGGGAACCAGTGACGAATGGCACAACTGGGAAGACGAAGCAAAACGCTATCATCCAGTTCGCTATTGGATTGCTGAAGAAGGCCTTAGCTATGTTCAAGATTTTGTCACTTGGCCTGTTAGGAAAATTTACGATGTTAAGTACTATATCAATAATCGCTGGGTTAGTCGTACTCATAGTCTTACTGCACACCCTAAAGACATTAGACCCGGTCAGTGGTGCGATGTTGGCAATCGTTTCCTTCCTTGTCTATTTAATGAGCTTGTCGATTTTGTGGAGATAGAATCTGCGTGGAGTCACATTGCCTGGGGAGATAAAGAAGCTCGTGCAAAGTATGATCCTCCCTTTTGGGCTAGCGGTTGGTTCCGTTGGCGTGTATGGCGTTGTCCACAAGCAGGTATTGATCATTTAGATTGGGCAATGACTCTGACTAACACCGACTGGTGCGAACCTGATCATCCAGAGTACGGCAAGCCCACTGGACAGGCCATTCGTGCCAAGGAAATTAAAGAGCTTTATCTATGGTGGACCACTGTGTACCCAAATCGTCCAGACCCACACGATGCAAGTGGCTGGACAGAATACTGCGAAAAGGCTCGGATACTCAACGATGGCAGACTTTTTGGCAGCAAGAAGACTCCCGAACTTGAAGAACTCAGCACACGATCACACGAACTGCTACAGAAAATTGAAGAAGAACACGCAGCCGAAGACGAAGCCATGATGATCCGTTTAATCAAAGCTCGAGATAGTCTATGGACCTAATAGCCGAAACTCCAGCTAGGAGTATTTTAAAAGTTAACGAGTGGGGCTCATCTAAGCTGTACAAGGTTGTCTGCGAATGTGGCTCCGATGATTGTACACATACCATTGATATAGAAGCAGAAGATACTGGTGTAACTGTAACCATTTATACTCAAACAAGAACTAACTTTTGGTCTATGTCACGTTGGAAACACATATGGACATTGCTAGTCAAAGGTCATGTAGACTTCGAAACTAATATTCATTTGTCAGAGCAATCTGCTCTTAATTACAGTGAAACATTAAAACAAGCTGTGCAAGATGTCAAAAATTTCAAGAAGCCCTGAGCGCCATACTTTCCAAAAAGAAAAGTATATTGAACGCTGTAAGGAAGAGGGTAAAAAGCCCAGTAAATCATATATTAAAATGTACGAAGAACATAATTTTGACAAACTGATCAAAGAAGAAGATCCCAATTGGCGTAAAGACAATATGGAATACGATCTTCGTACAACTGATTGGATTCTGATTAAGGTACGTGAAAGTGATGTCTATGCTCAAAATCTCTATGCGTCAATGTGCAATAGGGATTTTATCAAATATGACGTTATGCCAATTCTAAAGAATCAACGTTGGTCGTGCAGTTGGCGATATGCTGGCGGTATCATTGCCGATATGCGACAACAGGGCGACTACATTGATTGGTACTGTAGTGGCATTCGGGGTGAGAGACTAACCGAAGAAGAATTTCAAAAACTATCACTAGAACAACAAGCTAAGGCAAAGGAATACGATGCCTATGTTGGGGAAGGTGTAGTCACTGATGAGATCCGAGAGGATCTATTTCGTCTGGGCTGGGTGGTTCAAGACGATGAAGCGGACGATTAACCAAAAGGAGAACACTGTCCAAAATGAACTGGGAACTTTATGAAGTATGGGCCGAGGACGAAGCTGGCCAAGAAGAGTTGATTGAAACAACTAACAGCCGTAAGCAGGCTTTTGAAATTGCTCAGACTCAATTAGATTTAGGCTATATTGCCAGTATCGTTTATTTAGAAAACGAAGAAGGCGATTTGGAGAAAGTAAAACGATTTGAAAACGGTTGACAATCCCAGAGAACGATGTTATACTATAAGTATAGTTTAACACACAGGAGTGAAAAATGGCTACTACCGCAAAACATTTGGCAGAAGTTCGTGCAAAGAAGGGTCGTGATTTTAGCCCAAAATGGGAAGGACACGAAACCTGGGATACTAATCAATTCTTGCGTCAATTCCATTCTGCTATGGCCTGGTATCGTTTGGAAAGTTCTGCTAAGGAACTTAAACCCAAGGTCATAGATTGGATGAGTCGCCAGGGCTGTACCAAAGAAGATATTTCTGCATTTAAGAAAACCAAGGATAACCGTTGCGGTATGACAATGGGGGCCGTTGCAGCCTGCCTGATCAAAGGTATGCCATCAGTTCGTGCAGACTTTAACGACGGTCGAGACACTGCTGTTTGGCTGAGAGCCCGTATCAACGAAGTTATTGAACAGGGTCGAGACGACTTAGACGACAGTGAAGAAGTTGTTGAAGTTAAAAAGGATGTCTATACTCCTAGTATCCAAGAAAGACTGCGTGAAGTATCTTTGGGAATGACTGAGGAAATTGAAACAGCTATCGAAGCATTTCAAACTGATCCCGAAACATTTGATCCAAAGGCATTTAAAGTGTTGAACTTGCTCAAGGCCAAACAGGCCAAGGCAGCTCACGCTCGAATTATTCGTGATTTTTATTCTCGAAATCTTACAGAACTGCTTGAGCTTGCTAGCGGCAAAGCTGATGAACAGTTACGTGAAGGTTATAGTCATCGTAGCAAGAAGCAGATTAAATCCTTTATTGCATTTTTACAAGAAATTGAAAGTGCCTGCAATATGTTAATGCAAGAGGCCAAGGTTAACAAGAAGCCTCGTGCTAAAAAGGCTGTCAGCAAAGACAAACTTATTGCTAAACTCAAATACAAGAAGAGTGACGAACCGCTCAAACTGGTCAGTATCAACCCTGCAGACATTATTGGTGCTCAGGAATTATGGGTTTTTAATAGCAAAACACGTAAACTTGGCAAATACATAGCCGCCGAGTTTCAAGAACTTGGTATCAAAGGCACCACAATCACAGGTTTTAGTGAAATGAAAAGTGTGCAAAAAACTCTGCGTAAGCCTGCAGAACAACTTAAGGCCTTTAAAGAGGCCGGTAAAGTAGTTCTTCGCAAGTTCCTCGAGGATATCAATGCAGTAGATACTAAGATGAACGGTCGAATCAACGAAGAAATTATGCTGTTGAAGGTTCAATAAATTGAAATCTTTTTAGAAAAGGGCGATTATGTCGCCCTTTCTTACGAGTATGATATTGATAAATATCATACTATGACAGATTCCAACATTGATAACGCCCTAGTTTATCTAGGAAATAGCATTAAAAGTCTAGTTGACAATAATGCAAAGAGCACCCCTTTGGATATTACATCGATTCCAGAAAAATTACCCAAGCGTAGTTTATCTGGGGACCATATTAATGGTGGGATAATATTCGGATTTGCCAGCAGAGGAATCAAAGACGAAGCTGAAGAGAATCAAATCTTAATCAAGAACAATAATGTTCATATCAAGAAAATTTCTACAGACGGAATTCTTGGGAATCTATCTGTGGAACAATCACTTACAGCACAGGATATTACTGCATCTGGAACTATTCGAGCAGCTAAGTTAGAGGTCAACGAACTAACTGCAGATCTAAGAGTCGAACGTTCTTCTTCTTTAGAATTTAAAAAAGTCAACGATGATTCTATATTTGGCAAAGGTTTGCTTTGGTTTGGCGAAGGCAATGTAAAACAATTTGTTTTTAACAATAAGCCAGATAGATTTTTCTCATCTGAGCACATTGAACTATTCAAAGATCGCACATTGATCATTGGCGGAGTGCCTATTCTCACAGCTACTGAACTGGGATCGTCTGTGGTAAAGAGCAATCTACGTGAACTAGGAAGGCTGCGAGGATTGATCGTAGATGGCAATGTCAATATTGATCAATATGTCTACTACAATAGTGCAAATAACAGACTGGGTCTAGGAACTGAAACTCCTAATGCAGGATTATCTGTGGCAGAAGACGGTGTTGAAGTTGTTCTTGGAACCAAAGAGCAGACAAGAGGCATGGTAGGTACATATGCCAGTATGCCATTTGATATCATTACAGACAACACAACTAGATTAAGTGTATCACCTAGTGGAAATATACAACTGGGCAACACTGAACTTGAACCTATTCAGGTAGCAATTCATGGAAAATTAAGCATAAGAGTTAATAATCCTGACCCCAATGTTGACTTACACGTGAATGGTCCAATAAGATTTCACGGGCGTATGCATTCATATGCCGAAGAATTTCCTAGCAACGGAAGTCACAGAGTTGGAGACATTGTTTGGAACAGCAGTCCAGACATAGGTAAGCCTGTAGGATGGGTCTGTGTAAGAGCAGGTGCACCAGGACTGTGGAAACGCTACGGTCTTGTTATGGAATAAAATATGTCAGATAATTTAGAACAAGCTATTGATGTTATAACAAAAACTCTAAAGGATCTTGCCCTAGGCAAAGGTCACGAAATGAGTCTAGACAATACTCCCTTTATTACATTCAAGTCCGGAGATAATGGATTGAATGGCAAAGGAATGCTTTGGTCAGGCCAAGGCAATGTCAAGCAATTGGTATTTAACAGTGAACCGGACAGATTCTTTTTATCAGAATCATTAGATCTTGCAAAAAACAAACAGGTATCAATAGGAAATACTGCGGTGTTGACTGCCACTGAACTAGGCAGCGGTATTAGCAAAAGTAATCTTAGAGAGGTTGGCAGACTCAAAGGATTGATTGTAGACGGTTCAATGGTTATCAATCAATACGTGCATTACAATAGTGCTAATGATCGTTTAGGACTTGGCACAGATCAACCCAATGCTGCACTAAGTGTTGCTCAAGATGGTGTAGAAATTATTATAGGCACTGTTGAAGGTTCTAAAGCTAGACTGGGCACCTATGCCAGTCACGATATTGAATTGGTCACTGATAACACAGCAAGGATCATCATAGAAGCTGGCGGCGACATTAGACTAGGAAATAAAAAATCTGGCAGCATACAGGTGTCAATGAATGGTAAACTCAAAGTAGGTGCAGGTACCATGGACACAAGAGTAGACCTGCACGTTAATGGTGGTATTAAATTCAACGACAGAGTTCACACCTATGCAAGTGCATCTCCAGATTACGGTGCATATAATCGAGGAGATATAGTTTGGAATTCAGAACCTGAAATTAAAAAGCACGTAGGTTGGGTATGTGTAAAATCTGGAGATCCAGGAGTTTGGTTGCCATTTGGAGAAATCAAAGAAAGAGATAGATGATGCATGATTCTGTGTTAGTTCTAGGCAATGGCGAAAGCCGTGGTTTTATTAATATACAAAATTTACTAGGTAACATATCATTGGTAGGATGTAATGCCATACATCGAGACGCTGTGGTTAATCATCTTGTTTGCTGTGATGAACGTATGGTGAGAGAAGCTGTAGAGAATCCAAATACAGCTTCAACATTCATATATGTTCGAGAACACGCATATCAATGGTTTCGCAAGGTGCAAAAGCATAAAAATATAATCCTATTACCTGATATTCCCAATCAAGAAAACAATAGAATCGATCAACCCAGAAACTGGGGTAGTGGAACTTATGCATTACTGGTCGCTTCTCAGTTGCCAGACATTAAAAAAATTTATCTATTAGGTTTTGATCTGTATGGTAATGACAGATTGGTAAACAATCTTTATAAAAATACAAAAAATTATTCTGCCGGAGGATCACACTCAATTGATCCTAGCTATTGGATATGGCAAGCAGCCAAAGTATTCAAATTGTTTCCCACTATAGAATATAATGTTGTGAATCATGACAATTGGCCAATGCCGGCAGAATGGCGAAAATCTAATGTCGAGTTTCTCAGCATAGAAAATTTTAAGAATCAGTTGCATAACAGTTAAATAGACTGTATACTAAAACTTAGCGGACTTTCTACGTCATTCATCCCGCTTTATAAACTCTGCATGTCGTCAAACTTGCTACCTTACAAAGGAGACTAGAGATGGCAAATCTACAACCCGTACTTTATAAGTACACTTCGACAAAAGAATATCACGATGCATTTCCCTGTGCTTACAGGCAATGGAGAAGTGATAGTCACTGTAATCTAATTCACGGCTATTCATTTAGTATGAAATTTTACTTTGGCACCAACGACCTGGATGTCCGCAATTGGGCGGCTGACTATGGTGGTTTAAAAGAACTAAAGAAAACACTAGAGGATCAATTTGATCATACACTAATTGTAGCACAAGACGATCCTCAACTTGAAGTATTCAAAATGCTACAAGAAAAGAATATGGCCAAGATTGTTATTCTACCCGCACTGGGCTGTGAAGCATTGAGTGATATGCTTTACAAATATGTGAATGGTGTTTACATTCCGGAGATGTGGGGTCCAGGTGAAGCGGCAAGACTTTGGTGCTATCGTGTAGAAGTACGTGAAACACAGGCCAATATGGCGTTCCGTGAAGGTCATCGTGAATGGAATGAGGATTTGTTTGCGTGAACAGCTTAGAAAAGATATGGGCCCGGGCAACCGGGCACCTTATGGGGAACACTGATGACGATCGGCCAGATGTGCCAATACTTACACTACGTGAAGCAAGAATTGCCTTATTCTTTAAAACATTTTGGGTAGTGATACACATAGTTACTTGTCTGTTTATTATTGCTAATACCATTAGACATTGGTAAATAATAATATGCGCACATTTAACATTCATAATATAAAATTAGGAAACAACGAGCCGTTGGTATTAATTGCTGGGCCTTGTCAAATTGAAAGTCTAGATCATACACTCGAAACTGCACACAGCATAAAAGAAACCTGTGATAGTCTGGGCATTAAGTTTATCTATAAAAGCAGTTTTGACAAAGCCAATCGATCTAGTATATCAACTAAACGAGGCATTGGAATCGACGAAGGTTTAAAGATTCTTAATACTGTTAAACATAATCTCGGGGTGCCAGTTTTAACTGACATTCACGAAAGTTATCAGGCAGAATTGTGTGCTACAGCTGGTATTGATGTATTACAGATTCCAGCGTTTCTCTGTAGGCAAACTGATTTATTGTTAGCAGCAGGTGCTACAGGCTGTGCTATCAATGTCAAGAAGGGACAGTTTCTTGCTCCTCACGATATGAAGAACGTTGCAGAAAAGATTGCTTCAACTGGCAATGAACGAATTATGTTATGTGAAAGAGGATACACTCATGGATATAATAATCTTGTTGTTGATATGCGTAGTCTACCCATTATGGCAAGCACCGGGTATCCAGTGGTCTTTGATGCCACACATTCTGTTCAGCAGCCAGGGGGATTGGGCACAGTCTCCGGAGGGGATCGCACTATGGTCCCGTACCTCGCGAGGGCAGCAGTGGCCACCGGATGCGTAAGTGCTGTGTTCATGGAATGTCATCAAGATCCAGACAACGCTCCTAGTGATGGTCCTAATATGATCACATTGTCTAACCTCAAAAACGTATTAGAAAATCTTATAAAAATAGATGGAATTGTTAAATCCTCCTCAAACTAAACAAGAACGAAAGCGTCTTAAAGCCTTAAGGAGACTTGAAAAAGAATCTCGGCAACCACAACAACAAGTTATTGTAGATACTAATCTTGAAAAAATAACTGTTCTGTGTGTGAAATTTGGAACTAAGTACGGCCGTGAGTACATTGAACGTCTTAGAAATATGGTATCTCGCCATCTAACAGTTCCTTACGAATTTGTGTGTCTTACTGATGATCAACATCCTATAGAAGGTGTTCGAAGTATTGTGCAACCTATGAAAAATTATAAAAAAATATGGTGGCACAAGGTGCATATGTTCGATCCCAATTTACCAATCAGTGGTAGGATCGTTTATTTTGATCTTGACGTAGTGATACACGCCAATATTGATAGCCTTGCAATTGGGCACGGACATAGTTTCTTAGGTATAAAAGATTTTAATAGAAAATTTCACCCTTCTTGGATGTATCTAAATAGTTCTGTAATGAGTTGGATGCACGGTTCTCAGAGTCATATCTATCAACAATTTAATAACAATCCCAACGAAGCACAGAAATTACAAGGTGATCAAGATTGGATATGGAAAACCAGTAAGGATCGTATAAAATTTTGGCCTATAGAATGGATACAAAGTTACAAATGGGAAATACGTAGCAGAGAAGAACTGGTGTTAAAGGACGGTAAACGAAATTTTAAATCAGTAATCAATCCAAAAATTCCAATCAATTGCAGTGTTTGTGTGTTTCACGGAGATCCGAATCCTCACGATGTTCTGGATCCGTATGTTGTTGACAACTGGCGGTAATGATGTTATACTAGTAGTATGACAAATACTATTACCCCTGAAGCATTACGCACTCTGCTTCTTGAAAACGAGTGTGTTGTTGAGTTTACCAAAGTGAATGGCGAAACTCGATCAATGCCTTGCACACTTGATCCAACGATTGTGCCACCTGTGCTAGAACCTAAAGTACTTGCTGAAGGCGAAGTAGCAAAAGTAAAGAAATCTAACCCAGATATTATGAATGTCTGGTGCTTAGATAAAAAGGAATGGCGATCCTTCCGCATTGCTAATGTAATCTCAGCGAAAGTTAAAAAATGATTAAACGAATTGGTTTTGCCTGCAAGTGGATCAATGATCCTGAAGAGGTTAATGGCATGAAGATCAATGCTAGAGATAGAGACTTAAATACAGGTGCGACCACAGTTAGGTGGTTGCGTGAACATCCTCAAGAAGCAGAACAGCGACTTTGGGATTTGATGGAACGAAACATAGAAGCCTGCTACAAATTAGTCAGCAGGGTAGGAACACTAGATGAAGATCTTAGAATGGTACGACTGTCAAGTGATATACTTCCTGTATACACTGAGCCTAGTTGGAAGTGGTTTTGGCGGCAGCCCGATGTTAGAGCCTTTGCAGAAAGAGGATTTGCCCGTGTGGGTGATGTGGCTAGGAAGAATAATGTTAGGCTCAGCTTTCATCCTGGCCAGTTTTGCGTGTTGGCGTCTATTAACCCGGGCATAGTAGAACGTTCAATAGAAGAGTTCGAGTACCATACAGATATGGCTCGGTGGATGGGATATGGTAAGACATTCCAAGACTTCAAGATCAATGTGCATATCTCCGGCAAGCTGGGTCCACAAGGTGTTCGTGATGCTCTAAGCAAAATGACACCCGAGGCTCGCAATTGTCTTACCATCGAGAATGATGAAATGACCTGGGGTATTGACTCAAGCATTGAATTGGTCAAAGACTGTGCTCTGGTCATGGACATTCACCATCATTGGATTAATTCTGGAGAATATATTGAAGCAACTGACGATCGTGTTAAAAGGATTATTGATAGTTGGCGTGGTGTTCGCCCTGTGTTACATTACAGTTTATCACGGGAAGACTGTCTTATTGACCATCCCGGACACATCCGTCCCCATCTTCCGACCCTCTTAGAGCAGGGCTACAAGAAACAGAAACTCAGAGCACATTCAGAATTTTACTGGAACACAGCAGTGAATGAATGGGCCTTGACATTCCGTGACGACTTTGACATCATGTGCGAAAGCAAGGCTAAAAATCTATCCAGCTTTGCACTCTATGAACAGAGTCTTAAGCAGCCGGCTTTGCTTTTGGTTTAGGCGGTGCTTTTGGTTTAGGCGGTGCTTTTGCCGTTGCAGTCTTTGGAGCAGCAGACTTTTTAGCTGGTTGTTGCTTTTTAGGCGCGGGCTTTTTAGCAGGTGCTTGTTCAACTACAGCTGTCGGAGCAACTGCCTCTGCCACAACAACTACTGCATCAACTACTGGTGCAGGTGCTGCCTCAACTACTGGCACCGCAACTGGTGACATTGGATTAATAGATGATGTGTCTATTTTATACGGTGCTTCAGCAGGTGTCGGTGCAGGTGCAGTGTCCTTGGCTCCGAAAAGTTTCTTAATAAATCCGATCATATCGAAATCTCCTTAGGAATTTATTTAGCGGTAAATACAAGTATGGAATTTAAATTCATTCAAAAGTTTATAATCGAAGGCAAAAAAGACAAACTCATACAGTTAACATTGCCCTACGACCGTGATGAGTTGGCACCAATAAAATCCAAAGAAACTATAGATTATCACTACGGTACACTGTACAAGGCCTATGTTGATCGATATAACAAGGGCGAGGGTGATGACAACTTCAACGAAGCTGGTGCGTTTTTGCATAATATCTATTTTGGTCAACTGCAAAAACCAGAAGGGGCCAACAGACCCTACGATGCTATTTTACAGTTTATAGAAAAGCACTTTGATACTTTTGATCGTTTCAAAGAAGAATTTGAAAAAACAGCCATGAGTATACAGGGCAGTGGATGGGCATATCTAGCTCGAGATGGCGAGATCAAAACCATTGTGAATCACGAAATCAGGAACGATATTGTGCTGTTAATTGATTGGTGGGAACACGCTTGGGCGCTGGATTATCAGGCAGACAAAAAGAAATACTTGCAAAACATATGGAAAATAATCGATTGGAGGATAATCAATGGCGTACTCGGACAAGGTAATTGATCACTATGAAAATCCCAGGAATGTGGGGTCTTTTGACAAGAGTGATCCTGATATTGGTACTGGTATGGTTGGCGCACCTGCTTGCGGCGACGTAATGAAATTACAAATAAAGGTTGATCATGATACAGGTATTATTACAGATGCAAAATTTAAAACGTATGGCTGCGGATCGGCTATTGCGAGCTCGAGCCTCATTACGGAGTGGGTCAAAGGCAAAACACTCGACCAAGCCGGAGCAATCAAAAACTCCGACATCGCCCAAGAACTAGCACTACCCCCAGTTAAGATACACTGTAGTATTCTAGCAGAAGATGCTATCAAAGCAGCCGTTGATGATTATCGTAACAGACACAGCCAGTAAACGCATTAAACAGAACTTGGCAAAACGTGGCAAGGGTGTTGGCATTCGTATAGGTGTCAGAACTACTGGTTGCAGTGGATTGGCTTATGTATTGGAGTATGTGGACGAGTACACTGCTGAAGAGGGTGTTACTAATTTTGTTCAACAAGACTTTGTAATATTAGTTGATGCCAAAAGCCTAGTGTATCTAAAAGGACTAACAATGGATTGGGTCCGCAATGGACTCAATGAGGGATTTGATTTCGTCAATCCCAATGAACGTGACCGCTGTGGTTGCGGTGAAAGTTTTAGAGTTTAGAAATATCTAGATCTGCATCAGTGGGCATATCCCAGATTTTTTTGTGATCTGCTCCTGTTCGCTGCGCAAATCGCTTGATATCGCACTCAGAACAACAATGAAAATAGTTGTTGTTCAAACGCTTTCTATCTATTTTTTTTAGATCTCTTTCAAATACGTCATCACAGTCATCACACTTTAAAGTCACAATGGTTTTTGTCCTTGTGTAACTGTGTTGATTGCCCAGCTTACTGAGCCTAACATATTGATTTTTCTGTGATTTGGTCTGAATGAACATCTATTATTTACATTAGGCTTATAAAAACTTTGGATAAATATTATCGATATCCAAACACATAGGATTTGCTATGGCAAGAAAAATTATTAATATTGGTGCAATTGGCAACGACGGCACTGGCGACAGTATCAGAGACAGTTTTAGATCTGTTAACGATAACTTTAGAGAACTCTATAGTTCACTAGGACTAGGTGAAAAACTCACGTTCATAGGCCTAGACGATACCCCTGCATCATTCCCCAACGATTACGAAAATGCCTTGGTTGTTGTCAATGATACCACAGACGGAGTAGTTTTTAAAAAACTAGAAGCAGGTGAAGGTATTCAAATTGATTTTGATACCAGTCAAAATTCCATTGTGGTCAACAGCCTGTTTTCAGACATCTCAGGTGATCCTAGTCCGAATCTAGGAGGTCCAGTTAATGCTCAAGGTGGTGGTGTCAGATATCCCATTGGAAATTTACCTAACATTGGATCTTTTTCCGAACTTACTGATTCGATCGGTAGGATAAACACAGTTCACGGATCTACTGCCACAGAAACAAATAGATTGGCGGCCAACAAAGGCTATGTGGATTCCAAGATATCTCTTCAAGGAATAGATGCCCTTGATCCTGCTACTAATACCACCAACACTGCATTTGGTACCATGACAGGACCGCTGATACTTTCAAGAGATCCTGTAGACGATGATGATGTGGCCTACAATGGTTTGATTGCTGCCACTAAACGATATGTTGACAGTTCTGGTTACAGTAGCACAGTGAATCTGTATGTGAGTACAGCCGGTTTAGATGATCGGCCGGGTGTTGGTCTGGACAGACAAGGTCGCAGTTTGGCCTATGCATATAAAACTCTAGAAGCTGCTCTTAAACGAGCAGAAGAATTGGTACTCGAGGCACCGTTAGAAATTGGTCCTTACAAGAAAGTTCTTACCTGGAACAACGGAGATGAGCCTTGTACCTTGGTAGAAATTGACGATACCGGTGCTACTACAGGCACTGGGTTTAGTCCAGCATTTATTTTTATGAATGTGGATACCGTTGAGATTGCTAGTGGAGGCTTAAACTATCTACCTGGTGACATACTTACTGTTGCAACAGGCACAGGCACTCCAGCAAGATATCAAGTGCTGTCAGTTGGTCCCGGTGGCACAGGAGGACGAGGTCCGGTCACTGCCATTAGACAGATCACTGGCGGCAACTACAGTGTGTTGCCAGCGCCAGTGGCTCCTGCAGCCACTACCTGTCCCGGCAGTAGTATTGGTGTTAGAACTGGATGCACTTTGAATCTCACATTCAAAGTGGCCAGAGTACAGGTTAACTCAGGCGGCCGTGGATCTGGATATGGACTAGTGTCGGTGAGATTTAATGGCGGTGGTGGCAGCGGAGCCTTTGGTGTAGCAGATGTCAGCGCAATTGATGGCGGTATAAACAGTATCAGTATTACCAACGGAGGATCTGGGTTTACTTCTCAGCCATCTATACTTGTGAGTCTTCCAAGATTTAGACTGTCTACTAGTGGGTACAGAACAGACTTTACCGGCAACCCGGCATTGAGCACTGTGGCTGCTAATGCAGCCAAAGACATACGAGAAGGGTTATATCTTCGTGGAGAAACTTCCGGTGCCCTTGCGCAGATTCTAGCACACGACGGTACCCTGGACTCATCCGGCAACGAAGAATTTGACGTTGATATCATCAGTGGAAAATTTTTAGAACCTGGAGATTTAGGATATCCAGAAGCTATATCATTCGGCGATGTAACCAAACGTATTCAAATTTCGGTATTCGTGGAAACTGGCATTTATCTAGAAAATCTACCATTGCGTGTGCCTCAAAACGTTGCAGTGATAGGCGATGAATTTCGCAGAACTATTATTAGACCACAGATAGGATTTGATAGTTCCAGTCCCTGGGCATTTTTGAATTTTAGACGAGATCCTATTGTAGACGGATTAACTGTGGCTACCGAACTGTACGGTTATCACTATCTAGCAGATTCTTCACAGCCTGTTTATCCGTTGATCAATAACAAAGGCAACTATACCAGTGCTGCACGACTGATTACTTTGAACAGAAAGTTTATTCAAGATCAGGTCATAGGTTGGATCAATAATCAAATTTCAACAAACACTGCTCCATTTACGTCTGCATTTAACTATAATGAAGATATCTGTTATAGGGACGTTGGATTGATCATAGACTCTATGGTATTTGATTTGAAATGGAGTGGCCAGAATCGTACAATTTCTGCTGCATTGAAATACAAGGGACCAGCAGTTCCGGGCAGTAATCCTGCCTTGGCTATTGGTGCGCAACTGTCTCAGACTGTGGCAGGTATTCAGCGCATCAACACCTTGGCCCAAGACATTATCGACAATGTGAATATTGCAATATTATATACATTGTCCGGTAGTGTGGCCACTACCGCCACAGTACCAACACTACAGACTCTAGACGAAGGTTTGGTGGCAGAAGTAGGATCCGACACTGTGATCACACTGTTGACCAATGCCATAGTTGACGTTATCAGCAACAGTGGAGCAGTAAACTATCCCAAAGACAATGGCGATATGGACATGTTCTTGTGTAACGATGCTGTGATCCTAAGAGCCATGACCTTCCAGGGTCAAGGTGGATTTTCAATGGTCTTGGACCCAGAGGGACAGATTCTTGCAAAATCTCCGTACTGTCAAGAATCTGCGTCTTTTAGTAGAAGTGTAAATACCAAAACATTTGCCGGCGGTATGTTTGTGGATGGATTCGCAGGCAATCAGAAATTTGTCATAGACAGCAAAGACAGTAATATATTTTTACGAGTATCAGGACTGCTGAGACCTCCTAATACGCCTTGCAGTTTCATTGTCAGTGGTGAAATTTACAGAATAAACTACATCAGAGGATATACATTTGGAACAGGTGCTGCCACATCCACCACAGGGGGATTTAGTACCGCTCAATTTATATTGGACGAACTGACACCTTACACCCCTGCTGCTGGATCAATTACCTGTACATTTAGTACTCCAAATATAACTACCGCATCTGCTCACGAACTACAACCAGGTGCTATTATAAAATTCAGTTCCACTGGAACATTGCCAACTGGTATTGCTGCCAATCAAGAATACTATGTGTTGCTGGCTGGATTTACTCTTACTCAATTTAGAGTAGCCGCAGTGGCTGGCAGTACCACAGCAGTAACTTTTGTGGGTGCAGGGACAGGTGTACACAGCTTTATCAGAGTGTTTGAAGTTCTTACGCCCGGTAATCGTTCCATGCTCAGCAACGACTTTACACAAGTTTGTGATCTAGGCTACGGTCTTATAACTACCAACGGCGGTCTAGCTGAAGCTGTCAGTATGTTTACCTACTACTGTCAAATTTCCTACTATTCATTGAATGGTGGACAGATTAGAAGTGTAGGTGGATCCAGTGCTCACGGAAACTTTGCATTGGTAGCAGAAGCCAGTGATCCATTGGAAGTTCCAACTCCTACTGGATTTTATACTGATCTTGCGCAGACTGCCACAGTTTTTGCTGCCACAGTTGACACATTGAACGAAAAAGGAGAAAACATATTATATGTAAATTATGATGATTTCTTTCCTTTGCCATCCAGTGAATTAGAAATCAATCATGGCGGTCAAATTGTACGATACGTTATCACTACGGCACAGATCAACGACGTTGCTACCAAACGTGCAAAATTAAATATCAGCACAGGTGGTGGTCTTGTAGCAGCAGTACCGCATGGACAACGTGTCACTGTTAGAAACAACAGCTTTCATGTGTTACACGGAGACATAGTAGAAGTAGCAACTAGACCTAGTACTGCTTTGATAATAAATGACAGTAATTTTGTCTATAGGCAATTGGAATTCACAAACTATGATGAAACATATGATCTAGAAACCTATACTGTCACAGGTATAAACTATGGCACTGGAGTTATAACAACTGATATCAATCATAGACAGCGTGCAGGATATCAAGTGAGATTTGTTAAACCTCCAGGCGCAGTGTTACCCAACGAAATTACTGCAGGTGTCACAGTCGACGACGGTGTCATATATTATGTCAAGGCTGCGCCGACACCCACAACATTTACTATTTCTGCTACAGCAACAGGTGCAGGCATAACCACATTTACTGGTTCAGCAGTGTCGGGAAGTCCCACTATGGTTCCGTATGGATTGGCCTTGGCACAGGGTAGAGAAAATTATGATTACATAGAAATCACTGTGTATGAGCCCGGGGTAGAAACAGGAGCAGCCAACGCTGTGACCAGTGTAAGCACAGTGGCCAATACGTTTACCAAAAACAGTCACGGACTCACAGCTGGTCAACCTGTAAGATTCAGTGCTGGTGTGTTGCCCGGAGGTTTGACTGTAAACACAGTATACTTTGTGATTACAGCTGGGCTGACTGCTAATGATTTCAGTGTCAGTACCAGAGCTTTGATAGACAGCACATTTATAGGTGTACCTACTGCTTTAGCATTTGCAGTAGGACCAACACTGGGAGTGTCCACTGGTGCAGGTCCTTATTTTACAACTATTACAGATATCACCTGCTTGGAAAATTTTGTATTAGGGTCAAGTTTGGTCACAAGACCAAACATCACCGGCGTGACTGCGGTAGGTAACGGTACCACCTGCACATTGACATTTGCTGCACAAAACGTTCCTCCATATTTGCCATTCCAGTTGATTACTGTGAGCGCATTTGCTGTAGGTGGTGTGCCATTCAATGGCGCACAAACCGTGGTGACCTGTACCAATACCACTGTGACATTTGCCAGCGCAACCATTGCTACAGACAGCGGTGGTGTCATAGCTACTGGTGGTACAGGCGCATTAGGTGCGGACTCAGTGATTTATTCTGTTTCTGCAGCTACCAACAGCATTGTGGTGCAGTCTTCTACAGCAGCCACAACAGGAACGATAGCTTTCCAACTAGAAGGCAGCGTGTTAGATATCACTACATCCGGCACCACTGTCTCCTACAAACTGATTCAAGGTGAACGTGGTGATACCACATTTGGTATAGGAAATCTAGGCGGCAGTGACGGCAATAGATTGCTAACTGGTATAGCTGCTGGTACATTTTATAGATTTGTTCACGAAGGCCAAGAATACGAAATAACCAATTATCAAGACAGTGATACAACTCTTCAAGACTATGCACTGCTGACAGTCAGTCCAGCATTAGTACGCAGTGTGGTAAGATTCAATGATCCGCCTACTCTCAAAGGATCAGCTCCAGGACCAGGTGCGCTGACTGATGGTACACTAACTATTAGGATCAGTTTGACTCGTGTGACATCACACGATCTATTGGAAATTGGTACAGGCGGCTATGCCGATACTAACTATCCTAGTGAGATCTACGGGCCGCCCGTCAATTCAATTATTTCAGTACCGACATATGCCACGCAATCGGATACTGAAACAGGGCAAGTGGTACTACGTGCTCAGATGCAAGAACGAGGTTCGGGTCGCACATTCTTTGTGACCACTGACCAATTTGGTAACTTTAACGTGGGGCCATTCTTTAGAGTTGATCAGGGTACTGGCACTGTTACATTCTCTGCTAGTATTGCCCTGAGTCAGTTAGACGGACTAGGATTTAAACGTGGTACAACTATTTCAGAATTCTCCACAGCAATGGACGAAGGTCGTGTTGATGCGGTGCCTACAGAATCAGCAGTTAGAACCTATATTGGTCGTAGGCTGGGATTAGATTTCAATGGCAACGTTATTGCTCTAGGCGATCGTGTGCCTAACAATGTGGGATTCATGGCTCTCAGCGGAGATTTGCCTTGGGTTGGACCTGCTAACATGGATATGAATTCGTACAAGATTCAAAATCTTGGGGTGCCTACATTAGCCAGTGATGCTGCCAGACTGGACAGCATAACCATTAACAATCTCAAAGACACAGACGGAACCAACCTGTTTAACTTTACACAGTCACAATCGGGACAATTGTTAACCTTGGATGGCACAGGTAACACCATTATCAATGTGACACCCACAGGCGAAGTTACTTTTGACATATTGCTAGGTGACAGCACAACCAACGTCATAAGAACTACCATTAGTGATGGTGTCATTGACGATGCAAATATCATGTCCACAGCGGCTATTGATCAGGCCAAATTGAGTTTGAACAATGCCTATGCTACCATATCAGCCAGTATTACCAACATCACTGCAACTGGCAGCGGTTCTGTGGCCACTATCACATTCCCTTCAGCACAGTCCAGTGCTCCGTTTACAGCAGGACAAAAAATTGTAGTCACAGGATTAACCGTGAGTGGATACAACGGAACTCATACTGTTTTGGCGTGTAATACCACTACAGTAACCTATAGCAGCACAACTACAGGATCCGGCATAAGTGGTACTGTCTCAGCTCTGCGAGGTATATCAAGTTTTGATACTGCGCAATTCACACTGACCAACGGTTGGGTCACAGTCAAAGACAACGGTCTGGCGCTGAGTAAATTGGCGCAGGTTGGAGCAGATAGACTGCTGGGCAACAGTTCAGCTTCAACAGCCAATGTTGCTGAAGTGACTTTTGCCACTGTGGTTGATGAAGGTTTGGCTCTGAGACTGTCAGATTACGGCAGCGCCACAACTACTGGCTATCTACGACACACCGGCGGAGATGGCACCGTTCGTGCAAGTTGGGCGTATAGTATTGTTGACGAAGCTTCATCAAACACTGCGAGCACCTTGGTAAAACGTGATAGTAACGGAGATTTTGCTGCACGTAACGTTGATCTTTCGCAGCTTAAAATCGACGGTATACTATCTGTTGATAGCAATGCCAGCGGTACTGGAGGATTTCTTCAGTACTATGGTTTCTTGGGACAAGTGGGTATTTTCATAGGTGATGGTACAGTACCAGCCAATGATAAGAAAACTTTCTACAACAACACACAACACATATTCCGCAGTCAAGACAGTGCCACAACATTTGCCACTCTTGATTCTACCGGTATCAGTGTAGCAGCATTAAAAAGTTGTACCAGTATCAGCACAGGTGGTATAACAACTCCGGGTACGATTACAGGCTATTGGTCACTGGATGGCTCCAGCAGATTCCAAGCAACTTACGCTGCGGATTTGGCAGAATACTACGAAGGCGATCGAGAGTATGCTGTGGGCACTGTGTTGATATTTGGCGGCGACAAAGAAGTCACTATAGCCAATCGACAAGGTGATCATAGAGTGGCTGGCGTCGTGAGCGATAATGCTGCCTATTCCATGAATGGTGATTGCCCAGGATTTAAAAATCAAGTGGCTCTACAGGGTAGGGTGCCTTGTCGTGTAGTTGGAAAGATTGAGAAAGGGGATCTGCTGATTGCCAGCAACATTGCAGGCTGTGCTGTGAGTGCAGGCGGCGATGCTAGAACAGGCACAGTGATTGGCAAAGCACTAGAGAACTACGATTCAGATCATATTGGCACTATTGAAGTGGCCGTGGGAAGAAACTAATGGCACAACAGACACTAAACGCAGGCAGTCCTCCAATTGTATGGAGCACAGTAGAGGAAGCATTTACAAAAATAAATGCCAACTTTGATGAACTGTACGGTAGCATAGGGGGACCGGGAGGAGTACTAGACTTTACCAGTCTTAGCACTGATATCAAGCCCAGTGCTAGCGAAGTTTATGATCTAGGTAGCCCGACAGCTCGTTGGAGAGATCTTTATCTAGCTGGTTCAAGTTTATATCTTGGCTCAGCTCAGATAACTGCCAATCTAGCAGGTGTATTAAATCTGCCATCGGGTACCACTATAAACGGACAACTGATTATAGATCCTGCAAACACAGCTTTTAAAACTTTCTCAGTGGCAGGACAGTCGGATATTGTGGCAGACAGTGTGGTAGATACACTGACTGTGGCAGCTGGCAACAGTGGTATAACATTGACTACCAATGCCACTACTGACACACTAACAATTGCCAACAGTGGTGTAATAGGCCTTGCAGGTACTGTGGGGCAGATCGGAGTCAGTGCTGCAACTGGTACAGTGACATTGACCAATTTGGGCGTTACTAGTTTGGCAGGCACAGCAGGTGGCATCGGAGTAAGTGCTGCTTCAGGTAGTGTGACCCTGACCAATCTTGGTGTCAAACAGATCGTAGGAACTGCTAGTCAGATCGGTGTAACTGGTGATGGCACAGGAATAGTAACCATTACCAATTTGGCGCCAGCAAGTCCAACATTTAGATTTATTGTTGTAGACGGTGCTACCTTACAGCCAGTGGCAGCTGACAATATTTCAGATACACTGAATTTGATATCCGGTAACGGACTAACAATTACCAAAGACACTGCAACAGATACACTAACATTCAGTGTAAACAGCAATTTAGATATCAGAGGTTCAGTGTTTGCAGATGACTCTACCATGTTGGTAGATGCTACTAACGGTGTACTGAGAGGAAATTTTATAGGTTCAGTGTTTGCAGATGATAGTTCGCAGATCATAGATGGCAACTCTGCCACAATCTACGGTAATATAGAAGCCACAACATTAAGAACATCAGATTCAAGAGTAACACTAGGTATAGGCGCAGGGGGCGACGGACTGCAAGGTTTAGACTCTGTTGCTATCGGAATCGTAGCAGGTGGATTTAATCAAGGAGACTACGCTGTTGCTATTGGTTCTGGTGCAGGCAATGTTAATCAAGGGAATCGTGCTGTTGCTATCGGAGCCGCCGCAGGTGCAGGTCAAGGCGATTACGCTATTTCTATAGGCAATGGAGCAGGGTATCCGTCAGCTGTTTCAGGATCCATTGCAATTAACGCATCTGGATTTACACTAGATGCACCAGCGGCTGGTTTCTATGTTAATCCCGTTAGAAATCAAACTGGCACAAGCGGCATTGTACAATACGATTCTAGTACAAAAGAAGTTACGTATAATTCCGCATTAGGATCAGTAAGCGGCACACTTAGCGGTACGTTTACTGGAAATATTTTTACATCATTGATTGATTCAGCAGACAGTTCAGCAATTACTGTTACTCCTAAAACAATTTTTAGTAGCGATGTCAATGTAGAAAACGAGCTTACTGTATCTAATGGTATTACATTCAGTGACGGTAGTGTACTAAAAAGTTATAGTCCTGTTACAGTAATTGCTGCCACAACAACTACGCAGACAGTAAACGACGGAGCAAGTGCCTCATTTATACAGTTTGTTGACACAGTTGACACTGCTAATTCGTATAGTACTGGAACATTTACAGTACCATACACAGGTTACTATCAGATCAACATGTCAGTATATTTCTCAACCACAGTAACATTAAACCCGGGTAGCTTTCTTACTATAGATACTAACCTTGATGTCACTAAAGCGGTTGTAATTTTCAATGGTTCTTGGACTGGCAGTTATCTACACTACTCAACTGTAATGCCGGCCTCTGCAGGAGATGCTGTTAGAGTTGCTATAAGACAAGTCAGTGGTGGACCTGTTGACATATCGAGTAGTAGTCGACTAGCAATACACCGCGTGAGCATAGGAGCGTAAAATGGCAAAACAGAATATTAATGTAGGTACCACAGCTAACGACAAGAAAGGCGATAGCCTACGAGCCGCGTTCCAAAAAGTCAATGCTAACTTCACAGAACTTTACACAGCACTGGGAATAAATGCGGATGTTAATTTAAATATTGGTGCGTTTGAATTCACTGGTAGTACTATCAGTACCACTGACAGCACACCCGTTGTGATTGATCAAGCAACCACCATAACCAGTAACTTAACAGTTGGCGGAGATATGTTGCCTAGTGTGGCCAATGGTGGCGATCTAGGTAGTTCAACATTGCCTTGGCGCAGTCTGTATGTCAGCAACAACACAATTTTCCTAGGTGGCATAGCATTATCTGTAGACGCCGGCGGCAATCTATTGGTCGATGGCAGTCTAGTAACAGGTGGCGGAGGATCTAGTGTAACTACCAGTTCAACTGCTCCAGCAGACCCTAGTCTAGGCGACCTATGGTATGACACTGCATCGGGCAGAACATATGTTTATTATGATGCTAGTTGGGTTGATGCCAGTCCCGTAGATGGTGTAGGTATCACCAGTTACAACGACCTAACCAACAAACCTACTTTGTTCAGCGGCAGTTACAACGACCTAACCAACAAGCCCAACCTGGGCGGCACATATCAGTTTTCAGTGGCTGCAGATGATTCAACACAGAGATTAATATCTGCAGATGAAGTCATCAAGTTTGTAGGTGCAGGCGGAGTCACCACAGCCAGTGATGCAGAAGGCAATATTACTATCACAGGAACTATACCTTCCAGTCTGGTCAACGGTGCTTATTCGGTTGTGCAAGAATCAACTGGCAATTTCAAAGTCAATGCACAGGCTATCGTTTCAGAAAATCAACTGGCTATTGAAGGTGATGGACTGGTGCAACTTCAATCAGCAAACGGTTCTTATATCAGTGTATGGAATGAAGGCAACACCAAAGAAATCAACCTAGTCTTAGTTGATAATGCTGAAGATCCCTCTCAAACTTGGACATTTAACACAGACCGCACCTTGATCCTGCCTGATGACAGTAGAATTAAATCCGCTACCAACATCGACATCACCATAGACACTCCGGACAGCAGCACATTCAATTGGCGGTTTGGAGCGGACGGTGACCTAACACTGCCAACTGGCGGAGTTATTTCAGAAGGCGTTGTTACCAGCAATCCCACTATTCAACTTACACCAGCAAGCCCAGAGGTAGCCAGCCAAAAGTTAGTAATTAAAGGCGGCGGCTCGTATATCTACACTGACAACGGCATAGAAATAAATTATTATGTCAATACTGCTCAAGTTGGTGATACTCTTACTTTCTATGTTTATTCAGATACATATGCTGATCAAACACTATACTGGTGGATCTACCCAGAAGGTGCTGGCATCGCTGATCCAGACTCTGGTACAGTAACATTAGACGGCAGCGGCGGTGACTTTAGTATTCTCGTTGACAGTGATGACTACGAATTTACTATTCGTGTATCACCTGAAGAAGATAATTACGATCCTGAAAGTATAGGCGTTGAATCAGGTTTGATCAACAGTGACGCACCTTCATATGTAGGAGGTGATCATCACCTACACTTGACCACAGGCGATTTAACAGAAACCAGTATCTTCTTGGGCACTGACGATCACAATGTGCGTACTACCACTAACGGTAAAATACAAATAACCACCCCCAATGCGACTAACAAGATTTGGGAGTTTGACACGGCAGGTGATTTGACCATACCAGGTGATATCAAGAGCAACGGCAACATCAACATTGACATCAACTTGGCAGATTCAACTCTGCGCAGATGGCAGTTCGGTGAAGATGGGGATCTAACATTCCCTAACGGTGTTCTTAAGATTGCCGGTAATACAATTAGCAATTATGTTGCCGGTGATGAAGAGGGCAGCGGAAGTCAACTTGAAGTATCTCAATCAAAGACAGTTATCACAAACGGAGTTACTAATAGTCTTGGCGAAGGTGGCCCGTCACTAACAGGTCAATCTCTATTTGAAGTTAGCACCAACGGAATTCTCAGCTCCTTCCAAGTTATCAATACATTAGGTGAGGGTGAGTCAACACTGATCAGTGAATACCTAACTGAATTAGACAACAATAGCTTTAAGATCGGACAAAGAGCTACTAATGATCTAGGTGACGGTAGCGAACCTCTTGTAGCATTTAATGGGTGGACCTTTGGCATAGAAGAAGACAACATTACGCTGGCAATAACATTCCCAGACGGCACAACACAGACCACCGCAGCCCAAGCATTCTCGTTCAGTGTGGCAGGAGATGATTCCACACAGAGAGTAATCAGCAACAACGAACTCATCAAGTTTACGGGTGCAGGAGGTATTACCACTGCCAGTGATGCAGAAGGCAATATCACAATCAACTATGTTCAAGGTGATATCCGCAGTGAAGGCAACATCAACATCGACATTAACCTTGCAGATTCAACTCTGCGTAGATGGCATTTTGGGGAAGATGGTGAGTTAACAGTACCAGGACCGATTAGTGGATTAGGAAATGCTAAACTAGACTTTACTACTTACGCCAACGTTGCATATCTAACAAGTACTAGTGATGATACTACTGCATTGTATATGGGGTCGGTATCTGCTGAGTTATACGCTCAAACAAATATACTCATCAGGACCAATACTGATGGAGCATCAAAACAATGGACATTTGGTGACGATGGCAGTTTAACATTGCCAGGTAGTATCACACTAACAAATGGTGCTGTGATAAAAGACACAGCTGGCGATGCTGTGGCATTTGGTTCGCAAGCAGGGCTCACCAGCCAGAGCAGTGGCGCGGTGGCTGTCGGTAATGCTGCTGGTCAAACTACTCAAGGTGCCTACTCAGTAGCCATTGGCACCACTGCTGGACTTATTAGTCAGGGACAAAATGCAGTGGCCATTGGTGTAAGTGCTGGTGAAACTTCACAAAGTGTTGATGCTGTAGCCATCGGCAATGCAGCTGGCCTCAGCCTTCAAGGTGCTAACACAGTGGCCATTGGTGTAAGTGCTGGTAATACCGGTCAAGGTGCTGGCGCAGTGGCTATTGGTTACTATGCTGGCGGCGGTGAACAAGGTGTCAATTCTGTGGCCATTGGTTATGCTGCCGGCTACAATGGTCAAGCCGCTAACTCAATCGTTCTAAATGCCACTGGCAGTGTGTTGAATCAATCTATACCTAATACATTCAAAGTGGCACCAATTAGGAATATCAGTGCTACCAGTGGAGTATTGCAATACAACGACAGTACCAAAGAAGTTTCATACAGTAATAGTGTCACTGCTGAAACATTCAACACGGATCAGATCACTGTTGTGGGCAATAGAATCAGCACAACGGTCACAAACGCCAATCTTGAAATAGAATGCAATGGCACTGGTGGTGTGGTGATCAACACCCTAGCAGAAGCTACCACTGCCAGCACAGCCAGAAGTGCTGGTTATCTAGGTATCCCGGCAAGCGCAGTTTCAACCACTGCCACATTGACCATAGCAGATGCTGGCGAACACATTTATGTAACAACCACAGGCCAGACCATAACCATTCCAGCAGCCGCATCAGTGGCCTATCCAATAGGAACCACTCTTACATTCATTGCTGGACCAAGTGCTACCACAGTGACTATTGCTATTACCTCAGACACACTGAGATTGGCGGGTGGCACCAGCACTGGCACAAGAACACTGGCGGCCAACGGTATGGCCACAGCAGTCAAGGTAGCTGCCACTACCTGGTACATTAACGGAACAGGACTAACATAATATGACAGGCGTAACAGCATTAATGACCAGTTATGGCGGAAGCTCACTGCCAACTTTGGTATACGATTTAGACGCAGCCAACTATTCTGCTGTGCCTGTGAACGGCACCTCGGATGCTACAGGAACTTACACACTATCGGTGGCCAATGCTGGCGGCAGTATTTCTTGGCAATCTGCCAACGGTGGGGTATTTAGAAAAAGCAACAACGTGGGCACTGATGTTATCTATGGTGGTCCTAACTATGTCACCGGACAAAGTTACACAGTGTTCATGGCCTACAAACGCATAGCAACTGCTGATGGTAGATTATTGAACACACAAAGCGAAGCCAGCAAAGACTGGCTCATGGGTCTGTACAACGGCCACGACCAAACATTCTATCCTAACTTTGCAGTTAACCTGCCGTCATCGGGTGCTGATCTCTTCTGGCATCTTGATTTTGCTACTTGGAACACTTCAACAGGTCTAGGACAACTATATTCTGCAACCAGTTCCTCGCCAACTGGCACATTGTTCACCGGCACCAATGCTGGTGGTGGTGGTTTCAATCAGTTGCGATTGTTCAGTCGTTCATCAGGCAGTGAAGTACAAACAGCTGATATAGGATTTATCAAAGTCTATAATGGTGTATTAACGCTGTCCAATGTTCAGTCGCTGTATACCACATACAAAGCAAGATTTGGATACCCATAAAACGGTAAATATCCTAAAGAGAACACACAATGGCAATATTAAATTTTCCAAACTCAGGGCTAGTGGCAAATGCAACACAATACACTGGCGACAACGGCATAACCTACACCTGGGACGGTGTTAAATGGATAGTGCAGTCCGCAGGCATTGTTGGCACTATAAGTTACACAGACTTGACCAACAAGCCCACTATACCTACCAGCTTTGATAGATTGGTCAACGGTGCCAACACAGTTAGCCTCGGCTCAGACGGTTCATTAACACTGCCAGCCACTGGTTCATTATCAACAGGTAGTATATATTTTAATGGTTCACTACACACTGGAAGTCAAAGTCAATACCAGTTTGAAGAAATTATAACTGGGGAGGGCGAAGAGGCTGTATACTCTTCGAAATTATCACTGCCAAACATTGCAGAGATTTTTGCAGGCGAGGACCTTAGTCTTTCAACCTGGGGATCAGGAGTTGCTATAAAGGTAAGAAATCCTAGTGATTTCAGTGATCATACTTGGTCATTTGACAATAACGGTAGTCTAACATTGCCTGGTGCTTTGACATTTCCGAGTGGTGGTGGTAATATCCGCAGTGAAGGCAACATCAACATTGACATCAACCTCACAGACTCAACACTGCGTAGATGGCAGTTTGGAGAAGATGGTGATCTAATATTGCCAGCAGGTGGAGATATCAAGAACAGCACAGGCACTAGTGTACTAGGTGGCGGAGGTGGTTCCAGTTTAGTCAACGGCACAGAAACCTTTACACTTTCCGCAACAGGTAATGCAACATTCAGCGGCGAAACTGGCGGTGTTAATAGAGGTATCGTATGGGACTACGGCGCGGTTGCTGGCGGTGTTAACAGTAGGATTAGACAAGACGAAGATGGCCTAACTGTTCGTGCTTACACAGAGAACGGTGGAAATTATGCTGCCCCAGTACGAATCCTCACCAATCAAGGTGATAACGAGCGAGTTTGGCAGTTCGACGGTGCTGGAGATCTAACTCTGCCCACAGGTGGTGACATCAAGGACAGTGAAGGCAACTCAGTATTGGGTGGTGGCACAGGCGATAGTCTAACCAGTAACAATGACATCAACATCACAGTCAACAGTGAAGATAGCAGTAGCTATACTTGGAACTTTGGACAGACTGGTATACTAACAGCACCAGATGATATTGTCACTGGTACAAATGGTGGTAGATTTGTACAAGACTGCGGCGATGGCACAACTTCAATGCGTTGGATCAATGTAGAGGTTGACGACGATACCACACAACTTATTCGAGCCTACAGTGGTGATCCAGATGGTGAAGGTGACAGTGACGAACGAGCACAGATTAAACTAAACTGGCAGGATGAATATCGCAGTGGCCTAACCATTAGATCATTTGATCGTACAGATAGCATGTCGACAGTTAGCCATGATTGGAAGTTTCAAGGCGACGGTGGTCTAGAACTACCAGGCGATATCCGTAGCGAAGGTGCCATCAACATTGACATCAACCTGTCAGACTCAACTCTGCACCGTTGGCAGTTTGGTGAGGATGGCAACTTAACATTCCCAAGTGGCATGACCATGGGATACCTCGAAGGTGCTGAAGGCATCCAGGGAAGTGTTAATACCACAGTAGGCATTTTATCACAAGGCACAAGTGGTGCTGCCGCTTTACAATGGATAAACGATGCCGAAAACGCAACGGCTGTTGCGACTGTAATAGTCAACAGTTTGTTTGCGCCCAGTACAGGCACTGTGCAAATCATTACAGGTGATGTTGGTCCAGTTCCAGAACACAGTTGGACCTTTGGCCCCGATGGTGATCTAACACTGCCAGATGGTGGTCCAATATGGTTTGGCGGTAATAACTGCCGCATACAAGCGTTGCAGGCTTTCAGCATCTCCAGTGATGGAGGTATCGTAGTAGAAGTAACTGATAAACAATGGGCCTTTGGCCTCGATGGTACTTTAACATTACCCAATGACGGTGGTATTAAATCCTCTACCAACATTGACATCACCATAGACACTCCGGACAGCAGTACATTTAATTGGCGATTTGGTGCAGATGGTGAACTGACACTGCCAGTAGGTGGTGATATTGTTGACAGCACAGGTGCAAGTGTATTAGGCGGTGGCACTAGTATACCCACTGTGGTTACCACTGGAGCCGTTGGGGTTGATGGTGCGGCCCACGCCAAGGTGCAATTCACTGTGGCCAGCGGCACAGAAGTGACCGCTGTTGGTGTTACTGTGATAGGAGTGTCTGTTCCAGCCAACAGCCGAATTACCCTGTCTGGATCTCCAGGCACAGGATCATTTGATATTGTGGCCGTTGCAACCTACACCACCCCCGGCGACACTTATATATTCACTCCGTTTGCCACAAATGCATCAGGCACTGGTTATGGTGCACCAATAGCAGGTGAAGGAACAAATCCTTGCTTGGTAAGAGGCACCTTGATTACCATGGCGGATATGTCAAGGGTGGCTGTGGAGAATATCACATACAATGACGACATTCTGGTCTGGGACTTTGATCTTGGAGAGTTTGCATCGGCCAAACCTATATGGATCAAGAAAACACAGACCGCAGTGGTGTCTTGCTTACTAACATTCAGTGATCACAGCGAATTGCAAATTGTTGGTGATTCACCAAAAGCACATAGAATTTTCAATAAAGAAGCTGGCAAGTTCACATACGGCTCAATGCCAGAGACTCCAATAGGAACAACCACATTCAATGACCAAGGTGAAGAAATCACGCTGATCAGCAAAGAATGGATTGTGGGTGAGGTTGAGTTCTATAATGTGATGACAGACTATCATATGAATCTATTTGCCAATTCAATTCTAACCAGTATGCGTTATAATAATGTATATCCTATCACAGATATGAAGTTTGTCAAGGACAGCAGAACACTACGCACCGCAGATGATTATCCAAATGTTGAAGAAAGATTATACAAAGGATTTAGATTGGCTGAACAAACACAAAGCATTGAGGAGATTGAAACTCATATCCAATGGTTGCTGTCATTAGAAGTTGAGAAAGAAACTGAGAGCGTATGAAAGTGTTATTCTTGGATCACTACGGTGTACTGTGTTTGAGTCCCAAGCCTGTTACAAGAACTGAGTTCAGTATGCCCACATCAGATGAATTTGCTGACACGGGTATAACTTTTTTCAGCGACTTTGATCCTGATGCGGTAGCTGTGTTGAATGATATCATACAGCGAACAGGTGCTGAGATAGTGATCTCTAGTGATTGGAAACGAGAAACCACCCTGAGTGGAATGTGTGAATTTTATCAGGAACAGGGCATAGAAAAAATGCCCTTGGCCTATACTGCGTGGTTGCCCGGAGCAGCCACATATCACGAACAGCGGGCTGGTGAAATCACAGCTTGGCTAGATCAGCATCCTGAGATTACCCACTGGTGTGCAGTAGATGATTTATATATGGGCACTTGGTTAACCAACTTTGCCTGGGCTAAATGTGTAGATCAGGGTATCAAAGATCCCGCAGTGCAAGGTCAGATACTAGAGTTATTAGCCACACAAGGTTTGGATACTGATAAACGGTAAATATACTAAAGAGAGCGAAATATGGCCATACAAACAATCAATATCGGTAATCAAGTAAACGACGGACTAGGCGATGATCTACGCACGGCCTTTGAAAAAGTCAATGCCAACTTTGCAGAACTATTAACCACCTTTGATTTAACTGCTGCAAATACTCAAGAATTAGGCGCTAAAGTTTTTAAAGAAAAAACAGGCAGCATATTAAAATTTAGAAATTTGGTATCTGGTACAAAAATTGTTGTCACAGAATACGACAACAGTATTGAAATTCGTTCCACACAGCCGGACGCTTTTACCAGCATTACCACTAATGCAGGAATAGTACAGGCAGGAGATAATACCAATATTGCCATCCAAGGTGGCAGCAATATCACAGTCACTGGATCTACTCCATATATCACTGTTGATACCAACTTGGATCTAAATGCATTGCTATTAGGTTTTGATTTTGGCCCTATTGGCAATCAATATACTACAGCTCTGCAGGTGCTATCAGCTGCTGCCAATGTGGACTTTGGCACTTGCCCTACTCCTGGACCATTTAACATAGATCTTGGCACATTGGTATAAGGACAACCAATGATTACTTGGATTACTCCAGCTGGCAGAATAAGCATAGTAACCGAAAGGATTATTCTAGATATTCCTCTAGAAGCAACATCCGATGTTGGTCCTATTACATTTACCTTGCTGGCAGGCTCATTGCCTAGAGGGCTAAGACTAGACACAGTGGTTGCCACAGATAGTTCTCAGGGCACGGTGTTTATCAAGGGCAGTCCTACAGAAGTAGAAAAATACACAGTCAGCAGATTCGTAATTCGTGCAGACGACGGAGAAGACATTGAAGATCGAACTTTCAGTATCGATGTTGACGGTTCCGATGAACCAGCTTGGTTGACCAAAGAAGGGTTCTTGAATGTAGGTTCAGGTGAAAATTATTTTGTTCTTGATAATGCCTTTGTGGATTTTCAACTTGAAGCAGAAGACACAGATGAAAGCATCGGAGATGTACTTGAATACTATCTTGTGCCGTCAGGTGGAGAATTACCTCCTGGTCTAACACTAACACGTCAAGGAAGACTATTTGGATTTACTGATCCGGTGTTTGCTCTTGACGTCGCAGGACCGGGAGGTTATGATACCGAAGCCTTTGATATCACAGCACTGGATGTAGCAGAGGCCAAAAGCAACGGATTTGATTCCTATCTCTATGACAATGTCACCTATGGTTACACCGAAGCCAGTCAAACTCCTAGACGCCTAAGTAGATTCTACACGTTTATTGTTGCGGTATCAGACGGTGAGAACGAAATAAGAAGATTGTTTAGGATTTGGGTAGTCACTGAAGAATTCTTGCAGGCAGACAACAGTATACTACAGATCGATACCAATCTGTTCAGAGCGGATGCCACAGGTGATCGTAAACCAATATGGATCACCGAAAGCAATCTAGGTAGACGAAGAGCCAATAACTACATCACAGTTTATCTAGATGTTTATGATCCTCCTTCACTTGCCGGCACTATTACATATATATTTTTGCCTACCAACGGTGGTACCTACAGATACAAAGATACCGGTGAAATAATTACCACTGGCCGATGGGAACTTAGTTCAGAAACTGTGTACTTTCCAGTATCAAATATTAGAACCAATGATCCCGATGACTGGACTGTGATCATACCGGAAACTGTGAGTGAACTGCCTCCGGGCATGGTGATTGATTCTATCACTGGTGAAATAGCTGGTCGGGTGCCTTATCAAAGTGCTGTAACCAAAACGTATCAATTTACCGTACAGGCCATTAATTATCCTGCTACTCTGTCCTCGTTGGTCTACACAGTGTTGCTGGGCAGTTGGAGTTCTACTTTCAACTATACCATAGGACAGGCCGTAAGGTATGGAGATTTTATCTACATAGCTGTGCAGGCCAGTAGAAATCAATTTCCAGATGCATTGGACAGCATATATTGGACCAAGGGTGTTTCAACTGTTGAAAAAATATTCAGTATAGACATCATTGGTGAAATTGAAAGCAGTATAGAGTGGATATCCGACGGTGATCTAGGAACCATAGTTCCCAATCAACCCAGTCAGAAGTTTGTGGAAGCTAGGAGTTTGAGATACGGTGGCAGAGTAATCTATGAAATTGCCTCAGGCACATTGCCGCCTGGACTAGACTTTCAGTCTACAGGTATAATAATAGGCAAGGTAAAACAATTTGGTGACGAAAACGGCCCTGGACTCACTAGATTTTACGAAAGAACTGACAGTTTGAATCCCGGTGAAGATAGTTCTACATTGTCTAGAGACTATACTCCAGCATTTGACAACAACACCAGCTTTGACAAAACTTTTAAATTTGAAATTGTGGCCAAAGATTCTGCAAATTTTGCAGAGTCAGTGAAAGCATTCACAATGCTGGTGGTGGCAGACAACACAAAAACCTTTGCCAACTTATATCTCAAAGCATTTCAGACCAAGGAAAAAAGATTAAATTGGTTTAATTTTATTACCGATAACAATATATTTAGATCCGATGATTTATATAGACCCGGTGATATCAATTTTAGTATCCAAACAGAATTAAAAATACTGGTGTTTGCTGGAATTGAAAGTGTTGAAGCTGTGAATTATGTACAGGCCATGAGTCGAAATCACTATCGTAAACAGATACGATTTGGTGATCTACAGTATGCGGAAGCCAAAGATCCTCTTACACAAGAAACTTTGTATGAAGCAGTTTATGTAGAAGTTGTGGACGAATTTGAAAAAAATGGCAAAAGCATCAGTCAAACAGTAGAGCTTTCCGACAACATCAACAGCAAGGTGCTTGTAAGTTATGACACCATAAAGATCGACAGCAATATTCCTTTGATCAGCGACAGTGATCATCAAAGAGTATTTCCCAACAGTTTTAAAAATATGCGAAGTCGTATAAAAACTCTAGGAGAAAGAGACCGCACATTCCTTCCACTATGGATGAGAAGTATACAAAATCAAGCGTTTGTGGAAGCCGGATACGTCAAAGCTCTAGTTCTTTGTTACAGTAAACCTGGATCAGGAGCCAAGATAATTTCTAGAATAAAGCAGGCCAACTTTGATTTCAAATCAATAAATTTCACCGCAGATAGATATCTGATTGATGTGCTGGACGGTGTCATTGAGAATAAATATCTAGCATTTCCGCAACGTGGAGAAAAATTACCGTGAGCAATATCAATTACGTCAGTATAA